TTGAGCCGGAAAGATGGCATTATCTGGCCACCATCCCAACCGGACTACGACATGAAACTTAGCCTTCTTTCTCTTATGGCTGTGTCCCTCGTAGGGTGCGCAACTGCGCAGCAGGCATCAGTAAAGCCGAGCGCGCCATCCGTCCTTTACCGCTATCCGATGCCGACAAATGCAGAAAAGCTGGCTCAATACATGGCTGCGCATGACCTTAAAGACCCTGATTCGGCTAAGTTTAGAGATACATTTTTTGTGACTGCAGATGGCCGTGGGGACAGTAGGGACCGTTCAAAAGACTCTTGGTGCGTAGAGGTAAATGGCAAAAATTCCTACGGAGCCTATACCGGATACACCTGGTCACTGCTCCCAGCAGGGTCGAACAAAATGATTCAGAGTGGCGGCCCTATGACGGCAGCGCTCAATGACATCTGCTCACGCGCGGTATTCGGACCCTTAGCAGCCCCTGAGGTAGCGCCGCAGATGAAATAGCCACCTTCTGGTACTGCAGCAGTATGGTTAGAACGCCATTCAGGGCCGCATGAACAGCGGCCCTTGCTCGCTTGCTGTCTAAAAGTGATTGTCGAGTTATCGCCGTTTTCCACCAGCAAACGCTGGGTTTCATGACTTAGTTTTAGACAGCTTTGGAGCTCCCTTTCAGGCCGTTCCGGCCAACTGTGATCTGTCCTGGCTCACCATCCGCCCACCCCTCTTTCGTTCCACTGACCACGACGCCGAGCACCGATACCTCTTCATGCTCGGAAAGCGCCCAGGCCCTGCCCGCCTCGGCTAGTTCGAGCATGTCAGCGAACGTCGCAGCATCCACATCCTGTCGCCGGCGAGCCGCATATGCCATCTCCACCAAAACGGCCGCACGTCCATCGGGGTCAGCCAACAGCGCGACTCTGTCGTCTAGCTCCGCCAGCCACAGCAATGGAAGGCCACTCACCTGACAGTCCACAGCTGATCAATCCGCGTCGTGTAGGACTGGCTCATCATGTCCCGCCTCATTGCCCACTCCGGCGCCAGCGGCGCGCTGCCGGTGCGCATCGTTCCCCTTCCCCACCTTCCGTTGATCTCGTCCAGTACATGCATCAGGCGATCGCTTGAGACTGACTGCCTCGCGGCGAACAAATCCTCCGAAAACTCTCCCGGCTGCCTCAGATCCACCAGCAACACCTCAGCCTTGCTGTAGCGGTACCCAGGCCGGTAAATCCGGCCCACCGCTTCGGTAGCCAGTCTCGTCAGCAGCAGCGTGTCGTTGGTCGGGTACGGTAGCTCCACAAGAGCGCCCTGGGCGTGATGCAGCTCATCGGGGTTGAACATCCCAGTGCGAATGCTCACCCGCATGCGCTTGCACACAGAACTCTGCGCGCGCAGCTTCTCTGCCGCCCGCCCAACGTAGGTGGCCACCGCCTGCTTGATCGGCGCCAGCTCACTTAGGCGCCTGCCGAACATACGGCTGCAACAGATCTCCTGCTTCGGCGGTTCTGCCTCTTCCAGCTCAAGGCAGGGGGTACCTGCCAACTCGCGTGCCGTCTTCTCAACTACCACGCTGAACTTGTCTCGCAGCGTTCTGGCGTCGGCCTTGGCCAAGTCCATTGCTGTGTGAATGCCCAGCGCCTCAAGGTGAGCCGTCATTTTTCGGCCGATGCCCCAGACTTCCTTGGCCTCGGTATTGCGCAGCACCCAGTCACGCTTGAACGGGTCGCAGATATCGACAACACCCCCGGTCTGTCCCAGCAGGCGCTTCGCGGTGTGGTTCGCCAGCTTGGCCAGCGTTTTCGTAGGCGCGATTCCCACGCCGACTGGGATGCCAGTGCACTGCAGCACCCGGCTGCGGATGCGCCGGCCGAACTCTGTGAGGTTGCCGGAGATACCCGTGAGGTCGGCAAAGCACTCATCGATGCTGTACACCTCTGCGGCGGGCACCATCGCCTCGATCAGCGACATGACGCGCTCGCTCATATCGCCGTAGAGCGCGTAGTTGCTGCTGAATACAACAACGCCGTGCTTCCGCAGCTTCTCTTTGGCCTGGAAGTAAGGCTCGCCCATTTTCACGAACGGTTTCGCATCGTAGCTTCGGGCAATCACGCAACCATCGTTGTTGCTCAGCACGACAATCGGCGTCTTGGCCAGATCCGGCCGAAAGACACGCTCACAGCTCGCATAGAACGAGTTGCAGTCGATCAACGCGAACACCTGATCACTGCGCATGATCACGCACGCTGTAGCGCACCACGCCCCAGATCGTCAGTTCGTCGCTTTCCAGCACGTAGCGCGGGGCATACGCCGGGTTCTCCGACTTCAGGATCACGACGCCATCGCGTCGGTGGAGGCGCTTGCACACCGGCTCGGTATTGATTGCAGCAATCACGATGTCACCGTGCTCTGCCTCTCGACCTCGATCAACGAGCACCAAGTCACCCGAGTAGATGCCGGCGCCCTGCATACTGTCACCCTCGATTCGCACCAAATAGACGTGCGGCGCGCGGATGTCGAACAGCTCATCTAAAGAGATGTGGCCCTCGAGGTGATCGGCCGCCGGCGATGGGAAGCCAGCCGGGACGCTGAAGGAGTAGAGAGGAAGCAACTCGGCTCCGCCAAAGGCGGTCCCAAGAATGGAGATTGTCATGGTGCGCTGCTCGGTACTGTATTTTTATACAGTTAACGTTGTGCCGTGCGCCCGGTCAATTGTGAGCCGACAAACGCGAGGTTTGCCCATGTGTGGAAGATATTCGATCTACGAGTCGATGGATCACTACCTCAAGCAGCTCTCGCTGGACCTGGCCGCGATCAATGGTTACGACCACGAACCGATCAACCGCTACAACGTGGCGCCCTCGACCCGGGTGGAAGTGATTCGTCGGGTCGAGGACGGATTGCGGATTGATCGCGTGAAGTGGGGTTGGGCGCCGTTTTGGGCGAAGGGGAAGCGTCCAGATCCGATCAATGCCAGAGCTGAGACAGTGGTGACGGGCAAGTTCTTCAAGGCGCTATGGCCGAGCGGCAGAGCACTGGCCCCGGCCAATGGGTGGTTTGAGTGGCTGCCGGATGCTGATGATCTAAAACGCAAGCAGCCCTATTACATCACCAGCGCCGACGGGGAGCCGCTGTATTTCGCCGCTCTGGCCGAAGTCCACGAAGGAATCCAACCAGACGAGCGCGACGGGTTCGTGATCATTACCGCTGCAGCGGACGAAGGGTTGTTGGACATCCACGACCGCAAGCCACTGGTACTGCTCCCGGAAGTCGCCAGGGAGTGGATAGACCCTGATACTGCGCCCGGTCGTGCCGAGGAGATCGTCAGCCGAGGGTGCCGGCCGGCGTCAGACTTTGTGTGGCATCCCGTCAGCAAAGCGGTCGGCAGTGTCCGCAATCAGGGTCCAGAACTGATCGAAGCCATTGGCGGCGATCGTGCACCGGCTTCGACTACGCGCTGACTGGATTTAGGGCCAGCTGCAGCGCCGAAGCCAAGCGGACATGGAGCTGTTGCATATATCATATGATATTGGTAGATTAGTCACATCCAAGGAGATTACTGCCGTGATTGACCTCTTTCACACCAGTCCCACTGAAATCAATGAAGTGCACGCACATGGCCGCTTCAACGAATTCCTCTTTTTCGCACACCGCCCCTATGTCATGACTGCTGGCGAATCCGTCACATACAGCCTGAGTATCGACGATGGGCTGGTGATTGACGCTGGCGGCCTCTTCTATCACGAAGACGCAGCGAAACTGGCCTCCTTGGTTGACGAGTTTTGCACTCGCTTCGGTGTGGACATGGACACTGCGGAAGAGATCATCAGCGAGCGCCAGCAACTGGATAGTTTTGACGCTGATGATTCTTGGGACGTCCAGGTTTTCACTGCCCGCGCGGCTAAGCTGCTGGGATTCCGTGGTGTGGCTGTGACAGACGAACAAGGCACGGCCTACATGATCGACATGGCTGATCGCGCCAGCGAATTGGTGAGAGCGTGAGCAAGGCTCAGAAGAACGCAGTCGCGAAGTACCGCGCTGCTCAAATTCAGATTCAGGCTTTGATCAATCCCACCACTGAGCCAGACCTGGCGGGCGACTGGGAATATCTGAGGCGCCAGTTTGATGGCAGCAGCAAAAAAGCCTTGGCCTGGGCCATATCCCACGCCAAAGCGAGCATGGACACATTCGCTGTCTGGAAAGATGACCAGATCGATCATCCGCTCGAGGTAAAGGCTGTGAGCATGCCGGCGGCATTGGACGAGGCCGCACGCATCTTCGGATACGTCGACTACGCGGACATGGCAGAAGAGCATGAATGGTCGGCCGATCAGGGCCTCAACATTGAGCCCAAGAAAAACAACGCTAGGCCTTCGCGATCATAGCCGGGCTGGGTAGCGCTTCCGCAGTTGCAGGTTCGAGTCCTGCTGGTTGCAATAATTCTACTGCCGGACAGGCAGATCATATGCAATTAGGAGACGCCGCATGCTCTGTCATCACTGCTGTGCCACCCTGCCCGCCAGCAAAATGTCACTTGGGCAGTGGGCTATTGAGTTTGGAACTCTGATTGCGACTCGCAATTTAAAGCCCAAAACGCTCGCAGACCGCCTTTCACAGATTCAGCAATTGGTCCTTTTGCTGGGCGGACCAGACCGGCAGCTGTCTACAATCCGTCCAGTTGATGCCGCAACTGCAATTCGTTGCGTTTGGGATACGGGTCGTGAGCACCTCTCATTGCGCCTGCACATCGAGGCTGACGACATGTTCAACGAAGCCATCATCGCAGGCCATGTCGGGCTCAACCCAATCACTCACCTTCGTCGACCACGCCCCGTCGTGCGCCGGTCGCGCCTGACTTTCGAGCAGTTGCAGGCTATCAGGCGGATCAGTACGCGCCGCGGCCGGCAGTGGCTCGTTGGCGCGATCGATATCGCCCTGGTGACCGGCCTACGAATCGGAGATGTTGTTCGTCTTCAGGCAGACCACATCTCAGACGACCATCTCCTGGTGAAGCATCAGAAAACAGGCGTCCGCCAGGCCATCCCACTCGACATCCGGCTGGACGCGGCACGCATCGTGCTGAGGAAAGTCATTGACCGATGCCGAGACGGGATGAAGCCGGGCGACCTTTTGATCTGCAGGTCTGATGGGCGGCCGTATCACAAAAACTACCTGACCTCAGCGTTCTCGGCAGACCGCGACTCGGCGATTCCCCGATCTGCATGGGGTGAAGGCAAGAAGCCAGCCACCTTCCACGAAATTCGCTCGTTGTCTGAGAGGATGTACCGGGCACAGGGCCAGGACACCAAAGCACTGCTTGGCCATAAGCGCCAGAGCACTACGGATCTCTACAACGACGAGCGCGACTGTGGATCGGTGTCGTACAAAGTTGTGCCGATCGCGGGGAGGAAAAAAGGCCCCACTCATGTAGCGGGGCATGTGTGATGGGCTTTGTGAGTACGCACCCTTGAGCTTGAATCGAAACTTCAGTGATTAGCCATTTCTTCTGCGAACGCGAGGCTAACAGCAGGCGCCGGCTGCTTTTTCCACCAGACGCTCCTAATCGATCAGCTGGCGTCGCTCGCTCGCAGCGCCCTACCTTCCTCCAGGGAGACTTCGTGACCCAACCCCGCCAAAGTCATTGGCGATCAATCGGTTGGTATCCCATTGAATCGAGTTGGTACGCCGAGGCGGCTTTGATCTGCGCGTCCGCTATCAGGCGAAGGCGCTCCACTTCCTGAGCAGGAGCGCCGGACTCTTTGGCTTCGAGGTACTGCCGCAGCGCCTCGGTTGCATCCTGATACACAGGGTGGTCCGGCATCGGTACTTCGGTCTTGTCCATACCACGTTCCTCAGTGAACCAGATGCGGCAGCAAACCTGCTTGGATCAGTTGATGCTCAGTCACTTGCCTGTAGAGCAGGTCGGCCAGGAGGCGATGCCGCTCAATCTCATCGATAGAGGCACCGGCTTCCTCGGCCTGGCGCAGACGCCGGTTCGCATCGAGGGCTCGCTGGAGCAGATCCTCGCCCGCAGTTGCCATTCCTTCGAGGGTGCGTTTCATTTGGTGACCTGACTGTCGTGTCAGACCATTATAGGCCGGCTAGCGAGAGTCTATGCCCCTCAGCGGCATGCTGCGTTCGATGCCTCCAGCATGCGTTCGTACCCGATCCGCTGCCGGCGCTCAGCAAGCAGAGCCCGCACCTTCACCTCCAGGCTGTCGGCCTTGCGCAAGCCAGTAGCAGCCCACGCAGGCACGGCGACGTCAGGCGCACGGCACGGCACCTGAATCGGAACCGCTACGCGCACATACTGGACCTGGGGCAGCGCCTTCGCTCCGCACCCGGCCAGCAGCAGGCCGGCCAGCATCACTTGCATGACCTGCGCCTTCATAGTCCCAACTCCTGATCGATGATCGATGTTGCGGCCGCGCACTGGTCGCCGCCGGTGCGCTCCTGCTGCAGCCGGTTCGCCGCGGCGTAATCTTCTTGGGCGTCAGCCTTCGCCTGGGTCACCGCCTGCTCCGCCCTGTCCTGGCGTGCCTGCGCGGCTATGGTCAGGTCGCCCAGGGCCTTGCCCTGCTCCTGCGCCAGCCCGGCCAGGTTGTCGCGCACGGCTGCGCACTGTGCGGCCCGGTCTTGCTGGTCATCCAGCAGCGGCCGGAAGTGGCTGGTGGTGGCCCAGGTGCCAACGGCGATGCCGAGCAGCACCAGCAGGCTAGCCCCCGCGAGGCGCATCAGCCAGACGTTCATGCCAGCACCCGGAGCGCAATGTCGTACAGGGCCTGGCGCTCGACGGCCCCTTTCGGCGTGCGGCCCGGCTGGCCGGTGTTGATGATGCTGCCGATTTCGCGGAAGCGGCCAGCGTCGGCCAGGTCGTTCAGGCTGTGCTGCGCCCACCACCAGGCAGCGGACTGCGCTGCGTGCTCCGGGTGCTCGATCAGTTCGGGCTGCTCCTCGAGCGGAAGGCCAAGGGCCTGGCCAGCGGCGCGATAGTTCGCCCGGCCGGTGAGTTGGATCAGGCCGCGCCCACGGTAGTGCCAGCCGTCGCCGGAGGCCTCGGGGCCGTTGCCCATGCGGCCGCCGTACACGCGATTGGCGATGCGCTCGGGCTGGCGGGCGTATGCCGGCGCGGTCTCGGCGGTGAATCTGGTGGGCCAAGTACGCACCAGCGCCTCGGCGCTGTAGTTCAGGTTCTCGATCAGGTTACACATCTGACCGGACTCATGGCCGACCTGAGCGAGAAACGCGGCAGTGCGCAACCGGCTATCGATCTTCCAGCGCAGCATTGCGCGATTCAGTACGGGCAAAAAAATGCCCGCAACAGGGCGGGCTTTCGGGAGGATCAGCAGCAGTTGCTGCTCGGTAATCTGCATGGTTGCATCTCCAGATGTCGAGACGACCGAGCACCAGTAGACCCGATGTGTCTTCCAGGCGGCTTGGTCGTCAAATCGGTAACCAATGAGGAAGGGTGTAATGAGAAAAGGAATTTGCTCGATCGTGATCGCTGCATGTCTAGCGTCAGGGTGCTCGCATTACTTCAACAGCCCTTATGGCGGTCGAAACCAGGCACACAGCATCGCGTGTGACGGCGACCCACCTAACCAGCCAGGCTGCTACGACCGTAACGAAAAGCCTCTGGGTCAGATCTATCAGGACGTCATGGACAAACGCTGAGTAGCCACATGCGAAATCTTGGCTGGTTGGTGATCAGGCCGGCGACGCTGGCCAGTCGATCGCGTCGGGGTACCCAGGCTGCTCCGGCAGCCGGTTGAGCGCCACGCGGTACCGCTTCCATTGTTTGAGCAGCGCGGCTTCGCCCTCGGTCGCGTCATCAAGATCGACGGCATCTTGCAGCGGTGCGATCGCCGAGTCGGCATCTGCCCGGCGGCGAGCGGCCTCTGCCTGGGCAACTGCGAGCGCATCAATCGGCCCTGGCTCAGGCATCGCCTGTGCGGGCAGCGCCTCGACGGAAACGTGAAGCGTGATGCTGTGCAGCAGGTCCGCGGGTTCTCCATCCTTCGTCACCTGGACAGCCAGCGCGCCATCGGCGAATTCGATAGCGATGGCTGCACCAGCGTCCATCTGATTCAGCACGTAGCCCCAGCCCTCGGGCGGCGGGCACATGCCGAGCGTATTGCGAACCAGATACTGGCCAGGGCCAGGGTGCTCGACGGCCAGATCAGCGCGCCCAAGCGATGTGATGTCGATGATGGAGCCATCACCGAGGATGTTGATTGCTGCTCGAGTCATGATCAGATCGCCTTTAGAGTGCCGTCCGAGGCACGGGTTGTATTTCGGTCTGTGTAGATCTTGCTCCAGGCGCTGAAACCATTGGCGCCGTTGAGAGACCGGATACCGATCTCATTCGAGACGTAGTCCACAATCAGCTGACTACCGTAGTTCGCGTTACCAGAGAAAGCTGCGGAAATCTGAATGAGAGAGCCGTATCCCGAGCCGAAAGTCGGCTTGCCGGTCGTGTCGACGTCATAGCGATAGAAGCCAGTTGACTCGATCTCATAGCCGTTCATGCTGGAAACGCGCTTCAAGCCTGGCGAGTACGGCTGCCCAAGTCCGTAGGCTCCGCGTGTCATCAGCTCATCGGTGCCGGTACCCACGTTGCGAGTCGCACCAGTACCCAAGCCAAGCGCAGCGCGGGCCGCTGAGGCTGTGGTGCTACCCGTGCCGCCCTTCGCGACCGGGACGATGTTCTCAGTCGCCACCGCGCCGAGGCTCGCAAGCGTGCTCCCCCATTGCTCGACGATCTGCCGGAGCCGGTCGGCGGACTCTTTGACGTAGCCTTGCATCGGTGCCAGCCCGTATGCCCCGCCGTTCACAGTGCCGCCTTGATAGGCTGGGAGGATGCTCAGCACGGTGGCGCTGGCGATGTTGGTCACCTCATACCAGCGACCGTCAGGGCCTTGGAATGCATCGCCAACACGCGAGTTCGCGGAGAAGTTGGTGCCGGTGCCGGTTACCGTGTTTTGGCCGGCAGTAATCGAGACGGTGCCTGATCTATACCATGGCATAAATATGATCCTTAGATCGGTTTCATTGGTTGGGATGCAAAGAGTGTTCGTCCATTCGCCGTCACTGGATTAACTCCATCATTGTTTTCGCAATACATTTGCAGGATTGACCTGTTGCCAGGAAGGAAACCTCCAAAATTTGGCCTGATCGGCTGGGTTGTTGCTCCTATGTTCACGCATGAGAACAAAGCATTAGCGAGAACGAAATCTCCGTAGTTACCAGTCCATGGCATTTGCTGGCTTGGGGCGTATCCAGTCACTGTCCCCGATATTGGCGGACCCTGAGACACAAACTTGTTCGTCGCGGGCTGACTGTTCAGCAGCGCTAGGTTGGCAGTCGTGATGAACGTCATAGCCCCAGAGGCATCTCGGATTGAAAGGCCGTATGACCCAGGGCTGCCCACTGGAGGAAGATAGCTCGCGCAGTACCACTTAATCTGCATGTAATCATAAGCTTTGTGATCTTGCGGGTGGGCGTGCTGCCGTATCATGAATCCAGTCCAGTTACCTGGAGACCCTTTGACGAAGAAGTTCCCTACCATCATGTAATCGGAGGCATTCAGAAATATAAGCGGCCTTTCGTATGTAGTTATGGGAGATGGAAAGTTAACGTCGCCCCATCTTATTTCCTGAGATTTCTCGCCCGGACGCCAATAGATCCCAATCTGGAAACTCCCGCTGTATCGAACTGAGAGAACTTTGTTGACTGAATCTATCTGGGTTCTGATATCTCCATTTCTGGACCTGAACCCATAGTCGCCTTGGGACGTAAAAGGCTCCCCGCCCAAGGACAGAATCATTACCTGCCAGCTGGAAACTCCAGGCTGACGTAACTGCAACTGCCCCTTTGAGTACCAGGCCTGCGGCGACCATGTGTTCTCCCCTTGATCCCGAAGCGTATCGACTACAACAAATGACTGCTCTTGGATCTCGGGGATTGATATGTACTGGTCGAACGCTCCATTTCCCGTGACTTGCATCATCTTGAGCGAGCGTACAGGCGTCACCGTGGTGTCCAGGGTTACAACCCCGGACGCGTCACGAGTTCTGATTCCATAGAGTTCAGCCACCGGTCAGCCTCCCGACGCCAGCGCGTTCGATGTCTTTGTTGTCGTAGACGAACACCCCGCCGTTGTTGATCAACGTAGAGCCATTGGCATCCTGACTGCGCAGAGTGAAAGTGCCTGCTGCGACGTTGATTTCCAGAAGCGGGCGCCCTTGCGAGTCCTGAGCCTGCGACTTCAAAGTCATACCCAGGACAATGTCGCGAATGAACGCGGTATTGATCACGGCCTGATTGATGAACACCTGGCCGTTTTGCACCACGAACGGCAGGATCAGTTGTCCGCCCACCTCGTCAACGATTCCGAATCGCTGGGCGAAGGCCAGGATTTCGGACGTGTCACCGTCCGTACCAACGGATAGACCGGCAATGACCTTGCGGCCATTGGCGACGGTCTGGGCTTTGATCGTGGTTTGTGCGCGGACGCGGCCATCAAGACCGACGACCGACTCACTGACCTGCTGGACTGACGCGCGAGTGTCGCCTATAGAGGCTTCGAGCGTCTCCGACTTGCGCGCCAGCGCCTGGTCGGCCTCGGCCAGCGTCCGCACTTCGGTCGTGACCTTGGCCTTCACGCCCCAGGCGTCAATCGCCCCAGCGAGATCGCCCTCGCCAGTATCTTCTCTGCCGGCGGTGTACACCGACTCAACAGAGGTACGCAGCGAGGCCAGAGACTGATTCGTGTCGGACAGCGAGTCGCTGACTTCCTGAATTCGCGTCGTGTTCGCCCCGAGCGCGGTCGACACCTGGCCGAAGCGCTGTGCCGTGGCCTGCTCGTTTGTGACCACCACCTGATCGAGTTGGCTGATGCTGGACTTGTTATCTGCGACTTGCGCGTCGAGGGTCGTCAGTCGCGTGACTGCCGCCTCGTTCTGCGTTGCGCGGACGCGGACTTCATCTGCAAACTTCGCCGTCGCATCCCAGCCTTTCATGGCGTCGGCCAGCTCACCCTCGCCGTTGTCATCGCGGTATGCGGCCTGCAGTGCAGTCAGTTGGCTGGCAGAAGCCGTGACCTTGCCATCGAGATTCGTGATGTCAGCGGTGTTGCGCTGCACTTGGCTGGCCAGGGCATTGGCGGTCTCTAGGATCGTGCCGATATCCAGCCAGTAGCGGTCATCCGGCGGCGCGGCCCCAACCGGCACATCGCCGATCGCCTGGTACAAGCGCTGCCCCTGCCTGACCACGTCCCCGGCGGCATAGGCTTGATCTGACTTGTAAGCGAGTGCATCGGTCAGCTCGTCGATGCGCTCGTATAGCTCCTCCTTGGCTTTGTCGAGCCGGTCGTTGACTGAGCCCTCTCCATCTCCGGAAATCAGCTCAATTTCCTTGAGCAGGTTCTGCCCGAGCTCGCTTTTCTCGATCCTGCCCGCCAACCCCTTCAGGAATGTGGTCACGTCGTTGGACGTCGCCACCGGCACCTTCAGGTACCCGCTCACGCCGTACGCGTTGCGGGCGCGGATGAAATAGAAGTAGTTCGCGAAGAACGCCAGACCGGTGTGCGTGAATGTCAGGCCCTGGCCAAGATACTCGGCCTGCCCGACCGGCGCTGTGCCGTCGCGGGTGTAGAAGTACTCGTAGGTGCCCCCGTTCAGCCTGTGCTGGGTGTTCGTGGGCGTCAGCGTGATGGTGTCGAGCGAGGTCTGGACGATGCATCCCTCAGGCACGGGTGGCCCGTCGATGTTGACGGTGATTGTGGCTTCGCCAGATCTCGCCTGCGGACCGAGCGCCGCAACGCTCATCGTGTAGTTGCCTGCGGTCAGGCCGGCGAGCGGCACCTGCAGCGTCGTCTCCGGAACCTGCAGCGCCTGCACTGCGGCGCCAGCTTGGCGCACGGTGATGGCATAGCCGGACACAATGCCGGTGGGCGCCGACCAGCTTAGAACGCCCTGGGTCACTTCGGCGGTGTCGTCCGCCACCCAGGTGAGCCCCGTAGGGCTGCCCAGGCCGCCGGCCGGCAGACTGATGAAGCCGATCGGGTTGTACGGCTGGCCCACGGCGTCGTCGTAGATCGCTGGGTCGTAGACCTGCAACGAGGCCGTGCAGCCTTCGCTTGTGCCCATCGACCAGTTGGTCACGATGAACTCGCCCAGGATGTTGAGCGAAGGCAGGTTCGCGCGCACCACGCGGCCCGGCCGGCAGTTGTAGCCCAGCAGGTTGAGCGGCACGTTGATCACGCCGCCCGCGCGCCGGCGGCGCAGTTCGATGTTGGCCAGGCGCTGGGCCTGGTACGGGTCCGTGATGCAGGAGAAGGTCAGGGTCTCCGCTGACTCGCCGCCATCGGCCACTACCCACGACGCAACACTGACCTCCGGATAGTCGGTCTCGGTCCACGACTGGGTCTTGTCGATGAAGGTGCCGCGGATCGTGTTGATGGCTGCGTCGTTCGTGGGTTCGGTGCTACCGGTGATTGTGCCGATCACCATGTCCTCGGTGATCTCGAAGTCCCACGGTCCGTAGTAGGCCCCAGCCTGGAACATCCAGCGACCGCCCACGCGGATGACCTTGCCACCACAGGCAGCCTCGAGCTTCTGCAGCACATTGGTGCGCTGCTCGTCGGCGCCTATGACGCAACTGCTGCGGTAGCGCGGGCTGACCGTGCCGTCTGCATTGCCGACCGACTCGTCGCAGACGTTTGCGCCACTGGCAAAGGTCTCGAAGACGATCTCGTCGTCAGGCACGTTGCAGCGGTTGCGCAGGAACCAGAGGATGTGCAGCGCGGTGTTCTCGCTGTAGCCAGACATGCCGGTTCGCGGGTCGTAGAGATCGTTGCGCCCGCGCACGACGAAGCGCGCGTCGGGAATGCCGGACGGAAATTTCTCAGCGTTGTAGCGCAGCGACAGGCGCACGAACGAGAGGCCTCGGCCGATCTGGCTGTCTTTCCAGTCCGGGCAGTTGGCCTTGAGGAATGCGTTCACCTGGGTCGGATTCACCACCAGTTCGTAGGAGGCATCGGTGCCGTAGGTGTTGATGACCTCTTCGCCCAGGTAGATCTCCTCCAGCGCATCGACCGGTCCCTCACAGAGGACATACACCAAGTGCAGCCACTCGCCCTCTCGCTGGGCGCCGGCTTCCTCCTGAGCCCACACCAGCACACCGCCAGTGCTCACGCGGCCCAGAATGAACCGCGCCGGGGCCTTTGACGAGCGCACAGTCTGTGCCGATGGCTCGTTGTCGCGCAGCGGCGACTTGGTGTTCAGCTTTTCCTGTTGCTCGGATGCGTAGAACGCTAGGCCCGCGCCAATGGCGGCACCAATCGGGCCACCCTGCACGAAGCCAATAACGGCGCCGATGGCGACCTGTGCAACCTTCCTGACTCCGCCGCTCATTCCACTCTCCAGACTGATGTTGGCTCGCACACCACCCGCGCAGCGCCGTATTCGGTCGCCGCCCAGTATTCGCCCGCCCAATACACGGCGATGGCCTTACCCTGTGGGCCATCGTACATGGCCACGTCGCCGCGCTGGATGAACGCCGGTGCGACTCTGGCAAAGCACGCATCCCACGCCGCCTCCAGGCTGCCGTGGTTCTTCTTCAGCGCTCGCTTGGCCCCGGCCTCGGTCTTGTACGCGCCCCGGTACACTGCCGCCGGATCGACGCCGCACACCGCCACAGCGCAGTCAGCAGCGAACAGGCAGCAGTCGAATTCGCCCCATGAAAAAGGCCGCTCGGAGGCGGCCTTGATCACTTCGCATAGACGTATCGTCCAGTCCCTGTTGCGCATGGCTATTTCTCGTAGTTGAAGGTCGGCGCGTCCTTGCTGGAGCCCCAGTAGATCGGCCACTCGGAAAGCTGGGCCACGGCGTAGAAGAAGCGGTCGCCGTCATGGCGCGCCCGGTGGTTCTCGTCGGTGAAGCGCTCGGTGCCGGTGCGGCTCCACTCGGCCATGCGATCCACGATCGGCACGGTGATCTTGTTGCCGTCCTGGCCATTGCCGGCGTAGGAGAAGGTGGCCGCGTCCATGCGCCCGCTGAACAGGATGTCGACGGCGTAGTTGCCATCTTCGTCGAACACGACGAACAGCAGCTTGCCGGAGCGCCCTCGACAGCCCCTGATGTTCGTCTCGGTGATGATGTAGCTGTCCAGACCGTTGAGGCTCAGCTCCACCGACATTGGCGAGTTCGAGTTGTCGCTCTCCTGCGACTGGCCGACCTCGCCGAACTGGCCGACACCCAGGTAGGTGATGCCGTCGATCACCAGATCCCCGGTGCCCGTGTGGGCGTAGACCGGGCCATCCTCGAAGTCGAGTTGGCAGGCATACACCGTCAGGAATCGACCCGTGGCGATGATGTCGACCACGCTCTGGCTAAACGGGAACGATGAGGGCATCAGAAAGCCTCCCTGAACTGGTAGCTGCCGCTGGAAACCACCGGCTGAACGCTCCACTCGTTGGTGTCATCCACCCGTCGCATCTCGCAATAGGGGTTCCGGTACTCGACAGCAGAGCCAATCGGTATGGTCTTGCGAATGCGCTTGTTGACCTGGATGGTGGCGGCGCCCGAGGCGTCACTGTCGACGTTCTCCACCACCTCGAACATCTCGCCAAGGATGGTGATGTGGTCGCCGCGGCTGAACACTCTGGTGCTGGCGGTCATCCCGCGCAGTTGGATGCGCGTAGCCTGGGCAACCGCCGATGCCACCACCGGCGCCCCAATGTTGTCCGTCCTGGTCCTGGTGATCGACGGAATGTTCACGGTGCCGAACATGCCCTGCAGGCGGCCCAGCAGCGAAGTCAGCTCGCGCTCGTCCTCTTCATAGAGCACGCCGAAGTTCAGCGTGCAGGTCCAATACGCACCGGGGTGGGAAGCGATCTGCTGCGCATTGGTCAGCGACGAGGTGAACGCCCGATTGTTGTAAACCACACCCCAGGTCATGTCAGTGGGCTCCAAGTCTTCGGGCCATGCTTCCGCCATTTGGCAGCTCCAATAAAAAAACCCGCCGAAGCGGGTGCGTGAAATGAGTGCGGCGCTATCGCTTGGTCAGCATCTGCCGGCCGGCACCGTTCGTTTTGAAGTCGCGAAGCATCATCTGGTAACCGTCATTGGTTGCCTGGCGCGTGACCCTGGCCAGATCTTCCTTGGTCACTCCGTCAGGGCTGCCGTTGAAGTGGAAGTGCTGTGTGATGTTCCCCATGGTGATGGGCGCTTGATCGCCGCCACCGTTCCCGGTGCCCATCGCTACCACACCAAGCGAACCGTCCGGCCCGCGCGCCAGCGGCATGATCGCCTCCGGCCCTGCCTCGGCGAAGATGCCCGTCCCTTTGGCGAAAGCGAACATCTGCGGCGAGTCGTGAACCTGGTTCGAGAATGACGAAAGACTGGGCGAGTCGTAGACGCCGCCCTTGGCATTGGCCACGAAAGAGCCCTCGCTGAAGCCGGTCATGGTGCCCTGCCCCAAGGCCGAGCCTCCGCCACCCAAGAAACCAAATGCCGAGCTGAGGAAACCTGCAGCCGCTTGACGCACCTGAATGCGGATCAGGTCCTCGATGACCGCGTCAGCGAAATCCTTGAACTCGAACTTGCCAGTCTTCACAAACTGGACAACCCCATCCTCCAGGTTGCTGAACGCGTTGGAGAACAGTTCCTGCGTCTGGCCCGCCACGTCAGCCGCGCTGTCGAGGTAGTTCTCAAGCGCAGCCGAAGCACCATTGCTCCAGTCAGATTGGGCCACATCGATCTTGCTGAAGGTGTCCTCCTGGACCTGCACCAGCTTCGCGCCGTATTCCTGCCTCAGTGCGATTTGCTTCTCGAGCTCCTGACGTTGCTTCTCGTTCGAAGCGGTGGCCAGTTCGTCGCGCAACGCGAGAATCTTGCTGTTGTTCTCCTGCTCAAGCGCGAGACGTGACTGAGCGCGGCCGACTCGTTTGTCGCCCATCCCAACCGCTGCGGCTGCGGCGTCTCCCTGCTGCTGAGCAATAGCCAACTGGCGCTCAAGATCGGCTTGATACTTCATAGCTCGAGTGAGTCCAGTAGAGGCCTGGACTGCTAGGTTGAACTGATCGGCCAACGATGCGATAGCTTTCCCATACTCCTCGGTAGTGATTTTCTTTTTCGCCAATAAGAGATCAAGGTTCTTGGACTGTTTCTTGAACTCGTCGGCAGCAGCACCAACCGGGTCGTAAACCTTTTTCAACTGCTGATATGCAGTCTCGGCCTCCTTCAGTTGCTGGTTCAGCTTCGTCTGTGCCTTTGCCGAATCCTTGACTTCCTGCTTGGCGCTCTGGTTCGCCTTCTTCTGCGCCTCGGCCGCATTGGCCGCCGAGAGAATAGCCACCCGGTCGGTCTCGGTAAGCTCGGTGTGCTCAGCGATATAGCGATTGGCGATCTTGATGTGATCACCATTATCCTGAAGTGTGGCTAACTGCTTCTGCAGAGCATCAAGGTAGGTTTGGCCGGCAGTGCTCATCCCCGTCTTGGCCGCGTTGTTCGCTTGGGTCGAGGCAGTGTTGCGGTCGGTCTCGCCGGTCAGCTCCGAAAACTTGGATCGAAGGTTGGCCAGCGCGGTGCTGAGCTCAGATGCCTTGACTTGCCCTGTCTCGATAGACTGGGCCATAGCCTCGGTGACGCCCGGGATCCCGCGCAACTGATCCGCCACGGCCTTCCAATCCACCACTGCGCCTTTCGAAAAGTCATTTGCAGCGGTTCGCACCAGTTCGAGTGCTTTCTGCGCCTCCTCGGGCATAGGTGCCAGCCCGGCAATGAAGCCATCGACGCCCGCAGCACCCAGACCGCGCAGGTCGTTCTCGAACTTGTCAGCGATCGCGCCCGACGTCTGCCCCAGTTGGCTCTGCAGGTCGTCGATCTTGCCCTGCAGCTCCCTCAGTGCGACCGCTTGTGTCGCGCTGTTCAGCTTCCCGAAGCGCTCCACCACCTTGTCGAGTGGGTCGGCTAGGTCGCCTAGCTTTTTCTCCAGGCCGTCGGAGTTCTCGCTCAGCAACAAGAAGCTGGCGGCAGCGGTGCCGGCGAGCAGCGCCAGGCCCATCGGGCCACCCAGCGCAGACAGCAGACCGCCCGTGGCAGCCCGCGTGAGATTGGCCTGGGCGATGGTCAGGGCTTCGGTCGAGGCCGTCAGCGCCGCTTGTTTGGGTAGAAGCTGTGTCTGCACCAAAGACAGGCGCTGCAGGCCGGTGGCAGCAGCGACCGACGCCTCTGCCTGCTGCACCTGCGCCTGGGCATAGATGCGCTGAGCCTCGGCGCCGCGAATTGCGGCCCGGGCGTTATCGACCGCAGCAATCCGCTGGGCCAGGGCGGCCTTGACGGCCATCCCGGCCTTGGCGACATACAGCGTCAGCGCTGCGGCGCCAGCGCCGGCCATGGCCACGGCAACCAGATCGACGTTATCGGCCAGCGCCAGCAGCACCTTGGATAGGCCGACCACTGCCCCGGTGCGGTCCTCCATGTTGCCCAAGAAGGCGCCGATGGCGTTGTTGATGTTGACCAAGGCGTCCTGCACGCTGGTGGACATCTCGGCGGCGGCCTGGCGGTTGGCTTCAACAGTGCGCAGCAGGCCGTTGTTGAGATCCTCCAGCGACAGCTTGCCCTCCACGCCCAGCTTGCGAATGGCGTCTGCGCTCTTGCCAGTACCGGTGGCAATCGCCTGCACGATGGTCGGCATCGCGCTCTGGATGGACACCCAGCCGTCGGCCTCGATCTTGCCGGTCTGCAGCGCCTTGGAATAGGCATCCAGCGCTGAGGACGCTTTGTCAGCGGTCGCGGCGTTGGTCACCAGCTGGAAGCTGAAGCTGTCGGTAATGTCGAGCGTCTGCTGGGTGTTGAAGCCCAGGCTGCGCATCACGTCAGCCGTGCGGATGTACAGCTCCTGCGCTTCTGCCAGTGGGCGGTACGTCTCCTGCGCGGTGCGCATCAGGTGATCCTGCACCACCTGGTACTCGGCGGCGCTGCCGGCGGCAGCCTTCATGCGGTCGGACATTTGCCCGTAGGCGTCCACCTGTTTGATGATGCCGCCGATCAGACCAGCACCTGCCACTGCGGCAAAGGCTCCGCGCATCAACGTGCCGGCACTCTGCGCGGCCGCACCTGCTCGATCAAACGCGGTATCCACCGACGCCAGGTTACGGTCGATCGCCTGCGTACTGCGCGCCACCACTTGGTCAGCGTTGGCCAGTTCGCGGCGCAGTTGGGCGGTTGTCGCCTCGATCTGGACCAGCATGCCCTGAACTTGTTGATCTGCCATGCTTATCTCCAGGCAAAAAAAAACCGCCGAAGCGGTTAGTAAAACGGCGAAGCTAGCGACAGTGCATTGACCAAGCTGCCTCAAAATCTGCTGAGTTCATGCGGCCGTCATTCTCGAAGACTACCAATTCTCGACTAGCTGCAATGAACCTCTTGAAGCCAACATAGCCACCGAACGAATTCTTGGAGTTAACTTCTCCACAAAGCCCGTGTTGATTGCGAAATTCAGCACTAGCTGGATCTTTTAACACCCCTCCAACAAATTCTCTGGCCACACGCTGATTTCGTATCTCAGTCATTGCGGCCGCGCTTTCAGCTTTTTCTGCTTCCGATTGGCCGCACGCTGCCACCATCAAAAAAACAGGCACCATCATAGTTGCTTTTCGCATCTTTCAATCCCTCGAACTTAGTCAGAGGAGACTAACAAAATGCTAATCCGCACGTCTTCCCGTCAATGCTTGGCGCAGCTTGTCGGCCACTGCCGAGGGCTTAGGCTTCTCGCCCTTACCCCCAGTCTTGACGCCGATGGCGAGCGGGTGGGTCATCCTGGCCCACTCCACTCGCGCATCCATGGCCAGGAACAACTCGGGCAGCGGCGTGTTCCAGGCCACATCTGGCGACCAGCCCAGCCAGCCCACGGCGACCGAGAACATCCGGTCGACGTAGCTGCCGTCCTCTACGGCGCTGACTCCTTCTCCGCTTGCTCCTTTCCCGCGTCGCCTCCCCGTGGGTTGTAGAGAACGCTCAGGAAAGCAGTCGCGGCGGGCGTCAGCTCGGCAGCGCCCTGTTGCCACACCTCTTCAGTGAACGCCTCGATGTCCTCGCCCTCCACGCCAGCGCCTGCAGCGATCACGAGCGCTACCGCATCGACGCTTACCGCATGGAGGCTTTGTGAAGCGGCCCGCAAGCCGCCGAAGCGGCTTTCGATGAAGCGCACAGCCTTGAGGGTTGGCTTCAGCACCAGAGTGCGGTCGCCTACTTGAACTTTAGCGGTACCGTGAAGCGTCTTGCTCATGGTGACCCCCTATCAGGCAGCGGCGGCCGGCAGCAGCTCGAGGATGTCCGAGTTGATGCCGATGGTGACGTTGCGGCGCACGACGTTGTCGGCGGCGCCCGGAGCGACGGTATTGTTCATCACCTTGCCGCGCATGTAGAACGTGGTCGGATTGATCACCGGGGTGGCGGTCGGGTCGCCATCGTTCAGAGTGATCTTGATGTTGTAGTCGCCCTTGCTGCGATCCTTGTGGGCGGTCTTGACGGCCTTTTGGCCAGCATCGCCGTTGTCGAAGCCTACGGTCAGGGTCAGGTCGCCAGCGTCGGCGGTGCCCTTGTACTTGCGCACGCGGCCATCCTTGAGCGACGTGAAGGTCACGCTGCTGAAGGTGTCACCGAACTCGCCCAGGTCCTCGATCTCGCCGACCTCGACGTAGGTGTCGGCCTCGTACAAGGCCTGGGTGTCAGCGCCAGTTTTGCCACCGAGCCAGAATCGGCAGCCGGCGGCGGTGTTCAGATTGTCGGCCATGGGGGTTCCTCCAAAGGCACATTGGATTGAGCCGCTGGGCGGCCGGTAGGTGGATCAGTGGGTGGTGATGACGCGGACGGTGATCGAGCCCTGATAGGTGACGCCATCAGCATCGCGCTGGGCGTCCGACTGGATCACGCGCACAGAGACAGCGCGGCCGACCGTCAGCGCCAGCGGGCGCTCATCCAGGGCGGCGATCACCTCCCCGTTCAAGCGCTTTACCTCAGCCTGGCCAACCGCATCAGACCAGACCGACAGGTACAGCAGGCGCTGCTCGCGCTTGCGGCCCGAGATCGGGCTGACGTTGACCGAGACCTCGCGGTCGATCGACACGTAGGGCATGTCGGCATTCATCGGTGCCCCGTCGTAAATCGGGCAACTGACCTCGGCTTTGAGCCTGGCGAACAGCGCCTCCTGCAACGCGACAGAGGGGTCAGCCATTGCCTACCCCCTGGCTTGCCTTGCGCAGCGTGCGGCGCACTGCCGTTTCGATATCGGCCATCACATACTCGCGGTTGACATCGATAGAGGGCCGAAGCCATGGATGTGCCGGCCGGGCCGGAATGTCCGGGTACTTGCCGAAGAAATGCTCGCCGTCGCTCTTGTTGGTGGCTCTACGGTTACGGTTGCCAGCGCGCTTGCCGCCGATGTAGCCCTTGGTGCCGTACTCGATGAAGCGCAGGTAGAAAAACTTGCGGTTATCACGCTTGCCGCGAATGCCGATCTGCGCATCCAGGCCGCTGGGCGCCACGTAGATCTTCAGCGCTGCAGAAGCGGCGCCAGTGTCCTTGGGCATCAGTTGCTGCTGGGTGGCCAGCACACGCTCAGCGGCCTGACGCATGGCCGGGGCCAGTTCGTTGTCCATGGTCTTGTGGATGTTGCGCAGCGTTCGCCGAAGGCGGATATCGCCGCGCATCTTCGAGCGGCGTGCCATGGCCTACTCCTTGGCCTGATCGGCCTTGCTTGGCTTCGCAGCAGGCGCAGCTGCAGCCTCGGTCACTTCCTCGGCATAGCCACGAGCGATCAGGCCCTCGCCGTAATCCTTGGCCACGGTGAATTCCTCACCCTTCTCGCGCTCGCCCGAGGCGCCGGTCAGTGGACCCAGTGCACGGATTTTCATGGTTCACCTCATGGATTGGGGACGCTGGAGCACAGCAGCCGCAGCATGTCCCGTTCGTTGTTGAGCAATGGAGCCTCGATGGTGTAGGTCGCTCCGGAGCGCAAATCAGTGAATCGCCAGCCAGCGATCACGTCGGCCCTGGGCCTGATACGAATCTCGGCACTGATCACCGCCTTGAGTTGCTCTGCCACTGACAGGATGCGACCGGTGGGCATCGTGATTTCTGCCCATACCTTGTCGACATCGACCCACTGCCGGTCGTAGCCGCCCGACCTATTCTGGACACGCTCCTCTTTGCTTAGGAGTCCGCGGTGTCGCAATGACCCCGCCCTCATACACCCCACCCGACACGGTAGGGTGTGAGCAGAGCTTGAGAGCCGCGTGGCATTTCGGTCGAGATCGTGCCAACGACCACGTCTTCGCGGTTAGCGTACAGGTGACCCAGGATCAGCAGACAGGCTGACTTGATTGCGCTTGTCGCGACCATGGGGAAGGCGCCCGCCTCACCCGACGCAACAGCCGCCTGCATGGCAACCGCATCCGGGTAAACCCGTCTGTTGATGTAATCCATGGCCGCCTCCTCTGCGGCATCAATCAGCAACTGCATGTATGGGTCGTCATCGCCAGGATCTCGCAAGTGCGAGCGCGCAAGAGTCATGCTGATGAACGGCATCACTCAGTCCTCCAGAGGCTGGCGGGACACCAGTCCGCGCTGCTCCAGTTCTTCGGCGTGCTGTCGCAACACCAGGTAGCCGGGCCCGCCACGTCGACGCAACTCACCATCATCCATGAACGACCGCAGGGGATAGACTTCGATCCTCGATGGGTTCAGTTCGAGTGTACCGTCCCCGTCTTCTTCGCCTGGGGCCAGGTTTTCGGCGGCGATCTCAGTCTCGGCCGTCTGCGCGGCGCCGGAGCCGCCAACGTTCGCGCTTGGATCTAACACAGGCTCGACCGGCGGATGTGCCGCAACTGAGGGCGCCTGCGTCGCGGTATCCATATGCGGGCCCGTTGCGCCCTCAGGCATCGCCGTCGTTGCCACGCCTGTAGTCGTGGCTGGGGCGCCCTCACTACTTGGCGAAGTCGTCGACGAGTCAAGAGGTGCCGGTGCCGCCTGATCGGCGATCTTCTCACCCTTTTCCTGTTTCTTGGGGCTAGCCATGAAATCACTCCTATAAGGCGCCACCGCTGACGCCTTCGTTGGTGGGGTGGGTTTACTTGGTGGTCAACGGGCCGGTGACGAACGCCTCACCGCGGTAGATGGCAAACGCCAGGCGCTCTTCTGCACGCAAGGAGGCCATGTTGTTCTCGAAGTCCTTGTCGTTCTCGGTGGAGATCAGCACTTCGATTTCCATGCGATCGTAGATCTGAGCGCCCAGCTTAAAAGCGCCAACCAGGAAATCGTCTTGCGTCATGGCCTGAGTCGATACGACGGGGCGATTCCACAGGCGTGCGTTGGTCCCTTCCTGGGGCTGACCAATGATGTAGCGCCCCTCCCCGTCCTTAGTCAGCTCGATGGCTGCCCAGTCGATGGGGTTCAGGACGATGCCGTCCGATGGGAACTCGGCCAGCTCGGCCTGCAACAGCGCCAGACGCAGACGGTCAATGCGCTGCTCACCGGTCACCGTCACACCGCCAGGTGCTGCGTAGATTTGTGCAACGGTCATCAAACCTTGCAGGTTCGCGCCGGTGCCGTTGCCGTAGAGCAACTGCGCCTCTTCTGCCATCGTCAGGCCGTAGCGGGCACGGCCGTCGATGTAGCTCTGCAACGCCGGGGCGTCGTCCAGCATCTGGCGGCTGACCTTGAACAGATGCGCGATGGTGCGGACGCTGGCAGTAGCCAGGGCAAACTCGATGTCCGAGTACGGCTTAGCGGTATTTTCGGCAACGGTACGCGCGTTGTTGGTGAAGCCAGTTTCGCGGATGTACTCAATCGAGTTCGACTCGGTGGTGCCGGGTGCGACCAGATCGCGGATGGTCAGGCGACGCGGGGGCGGCGTCACGATGCCGGGCAGTCGCTGCGCAGGGACCAGGTCCCCACCGGTAGCGGTGGTGATCGCTGCACGCGGCACCGAAACACGGCGCGACCCTCGGAAGGACGAGCTGATGTCCTTCATTTCGTCGCTGCCGACCACCAGGGCGCCCACCGATTTTTGCGGCTCGTCTTGATGCGAGTGATCACGGCTGGCGTTCACCAGCTTCTGCTCGGCCTCGCCCAGGCGCGCCTGCAGCTCGCCCTGCTTCACCAGCATCTCGTCGACCTTCGCTCGAGTCTCCTCGCTCATCGCACCGGAAGCTTTGATTTGCTTTTCGGTGATCTCGGCCTGGCTTTTGATTTGGTCGCCGATACCCTTGAGCGCGGCGTTGATTTCTTTGACTTGGGCTTCATAGTCCACGGTCATTTTCCTTTCAGAGAGTTCAAGAGATTGGTTGCCGCGCTCAGGGAGGCGGTGAGGTCTGGCGCGACAGCGGTCGGCTTGTCGGTCGGGGCAGCGTTATGCGTGCCCCCGCCGGTAGCGCGGGGCGTACCGGACTTGAAAGTGGCGAACAGCTCACGGCGTTGGGAACGGGGCATGCCCGCTTTTGCCAGCGCGGTGTCCATGGCTTTGAGGGCATTGGTCTGAGCGGTGTCGTCAGTCTCGCGCTCGACGATTTCATTGGCCGCCAGGAGCCCAGTGGCCAGCCCCAGCTCAACCGCTCGCTTCCCACGGATGAAGGTCTCGTCGTCCATGAGCTCGGCCATATCCTTGACTGGCTGGCCGCTGGTCTCGGAATAGAGATCGGCCATCGCGGCGTCGAACTCCTCCATGTCGTCCGACACATCGCGCAGGTAGTGGCGGTTGCCAGCCAGGAGCGTCCAACAGTTGTGGATCATCAGGAAGGCGCTGCTCGCGACCTGTCTTTCAGCGCCCGCCAGGTAGATGATCGATGCGGCGCTCGCAGCCATACCGAGCACCTTCGTGGTCACCTTCTGGCTGTGCTCGCGGAGGCGGTTATAGATGGCGATGCCTTCGAACATGTCGCCACCGGGCGAGTTGATGTACACCGTCACAGTACGGTCGCCGATCGTGCGCAACGCTGCGTCGATCCGCTTGACGGTCACACCTTCCCCATACCAGTCCTCGCCGATCACTCCGTAGATGGTGATCGTGTCCGAGGTGTTTTCAACTGCAGCCTGAATGGCCGGGTTCCATTTATCGAGCGCGCGCGGGCTCATCTCGCTGCGCAGGCCGCGAGACTGAATCTTGTGCTTCATGGGTTACTCCTGAGAGGCGTTGCCGGACTCGGCGAGCCAGTTCTTCAAGGCGTTACGCGCCGCTTCCTGACTGCCCTGATTACCGAGTTGGTCCAGTGGGACCAGATTGGATTGCACCGTGAGGACATCGCCGCCGGGCATGCTCGGTAGATTCTCTTTGTGCCGGCCTTCGTTGCGCGTCATCAAACCGTTCTGGCTCATGGTGCTGAGGTAGGCGGCGCGCCCCGTGCTGTCAGCACGCAGAAAGGCTTCCAGCGAGAATTCTGAGTAGTGCTTGATTCGATCCACCGCTGTCATGCAGCGTTTATTGACGCACTGCTCAATCGGCGCGGTGTAAGTCATGATGCAGTACGTCAGAAATGCGATCTGCTGCTGTTCAAGTCCCGTGCCCCAGTTGCTGCCTTTGTCGGTCTTCATGACCATCCAGGGGGGAACACCGAACCAACGGCAGATCTCCTCAATGCTGTGACCGCGTGACTCGAGAAGTTGGGCGTCTGCTGGATTGATGCCGATCATCTCCGGCTTCACGCCCTGCTCGAGCACGGGGCTTTTTCCCGCGTTGAGTGCCCCTGAGATCGTTTTGACGTAGTCGCGAAACTCAGCGCGTTGCGTTGGGTTGAGCGTCTTGTCCACTGAGAAAGCCACAGTGGGCATCATGCCGTTCCTGAACGTGGTGTTCGCCGCATCATCAGCCGACATTGCCGAGCCGAATACATCGGCGCCGTAGCGAATCGCCGACAAGCCCATTCTTCCATCCAGAGTGAAAGCCGGGATGTGCAGCATGTCGGCCCGTGCAATCTCGCGGCGCGGCCCCTTTCGCGGTCGGAAGAAGTAACGCAGCCGGCCATCGTCATCCATCTCCGGATCTACTCGCGACGGCATCAGGAAGTCCAGCGCAATAACCCGCCCTGCTGACCGGTGAATCTCGCAGTAGGCGTTGCCCCACAGCAGCATTGACGCGACGACGGCCTGCCAAAAATGGAAAGCTGCCATATCTTCGTTCGGGCTGTTGTGCACGACGTCGTACAGGGGAAAATCCCGCGCCGTCTCACGCCCTCCGTCAGGAAGGCGCCGGTAGATGCTCAGCGGCAAACCCGCGACCGAGGTAGAGATGATCCGCACGCACGCCCAAACGGCTGACAGCCGCATAGCTTTATCGACCGTGACTGACTTGCCGCTGCTGGATTGAGCTCCGACGAATGCATTCCAGAATCCTCCGTCTGAGAGACGGATGGTCTTGCCGAGCCAACTGCTCACACTGGCCGATGGCCTGGTTGCAGCCGTACCCAGTGCCTGGGTGAGAGATTTAATCACTGCTCAGCCCTCGTCGGATGAATGCGGCGATGCTGAACAAGCTGGCCGAGCCGGCGAGCAGTGACCACCCTGTGCCGAACAGCACCCAGACACCGGCGCATGCCAGGCCGAATGCAAGCAGCGAGGTGATGATGAAATAGTGGAATGCGTTCATGCGATCAGTGGGTCCCGAATGCCGGCCATGAAGTTTTCCATTCCGCCCTGCCCCTCTGGATTGAGAGCCATGAGCGTCACGGCGTTGAACAGTGCCATCAGCGGATCGATCTTTGCCGAGCCGCTGGCCTGCTTGGTAATGAGGATCGAGTTGCCGCGCGGCTCGACGCGGGCGTTGCCGCAGCACCAGGCCATGAGCGGCTGGCCACCATGCAGCAGCGTGCCCTCGGCGAGCTTGCGCTCGGCAGTCTTGATCGCCCCACCCAGGCGCCAGCCCTGTGAGATACCGTCGATCTTGTCGCGCGGGATGCCGACCGCTTCGAGTGCATCGAGAATGGCGCCGACGCCTGCCGGGTCTAGGCCGACTTTGTCCAGCAGGCCGGCCTGCTCCACGCGCGCCACAAGCTGGGCGACGTCCTCGATGTCGTCACCGATACGCTCCACCAGGGTCAGGTGACCGTCCTTGGCAAAGTCCCGGATGCGCGGCGCTTCGGATTTGCGCCGCTCCAGAACCGAGGGATGAGCCCAGGCATGGGTCCACGTCAGCCAGCGGCGCGAGCCAGTCTCCCGGCCGATGGCAGCCAGGCCCAGCAGGTCGTCAAGACCACCGCCGTCGACGCCGATGTCGATGACTTCGCAGCGTTCGAGCAGATCGTCCAACGTGCGGCACAGTTCGGATGATTGTTGCTCCCAGAAATCCGCCCCCGCCCACCGGTCTGACAGCAGGGCCAGGCCGATCTCCACGTTGAGGTGCTTGGCGAGAAAGCCCCGGAATGATTCCTCGCCGTCGAGCTGGGCCTGCGCATAGCCGCGCTCGATGAACGGCTCGTCTACAGAAAGGCCCAGGTTCGGGTTGGTTATGTAGGCGTTGGAGAAATCCCGATGCGCGCCGGCATCAAGCATCGCTTTCGGGAACTCATAGAGCACCGGCAAGAACGACTTGTCGACGATCTCCCCGTCGCGAACCTTTCTGGCGTACATCAGTTTTTGCCGGAACACCCCGGCGGGCGGCGCATCGGACTGGGTAGTAGCCCAAATGATGAACCCCTCGGGGCGGGACGCCAGGCCGCCAGTAGCTTCGCGCAGCATCGCCTCGGCATTCGCACGCTTGCCGAAAACCCATAGCTCATCGATAAACACGCCGATGGCCTTCTTGCCGGACACCGTTTCGCTGTCGGCGGCAACCACCTTGAGGGTGGCGTTTGTCTGCCGATGGGTCACCGTGCGCAGGTGGTCCTGCACCTTGAGCAAGGCGTCGAGCTCCTCGTCCGCTCGCACCATGTCCCGGATCGGGATGTACGAGTTGTCGGCGATCTCCTTGGTCGGCGCCAGGATGATGAACTCGCCCGATGGTCGCCAGTTGAGAATCAGTGCGGTGAGCATGATCCCGGCAGCGATCGTGGACTTGCCGTTCTTCTTGCTGATAAGCAGCATGAACTCGCTGACCAGGCGGCGCCCATCGTCGGGATCGTACGCACCGAAGATTGCCGCGACGAACTGTTTGACCCAGTCGCGCACGGTCTCGCTCATCAGCGGGCTGCCAGTGGCATCCACCATGCGCAGCGCACCGAACACGTCGAGGGCTTCTTCTGCCTCGGCAGGGAACAGCGGCTTGAACGGAATGAGGCTCTTGCGCGCAACAATGCGCTGCTCCCAGTCGGGGCATGCGGTTGTCCAGTCCATCACTTCACCGACCGAAGCGGGCCGCGCCGCGCGCCGAACTTGCCAGTGGAAGCCTGCTCAGCCTTGGCCTGGGCCTGATCCTTCTTCCCGCTCTCTCCCTTCCGGGGGTGGACGAAGGGCATTAGGGCCTTGGCCGCATCGACGCGCAGCTTCGGCTCGGTGCCCATGTCGTTCATCACCGACAGCAGGAAGTCTTTCGGGTCTCGGTGCAGGAGTGCCTGGGCCAGATCGAAGCCGGCCGGCTCCGGGTCAGCTTGGTCGTCCGCGACAGGGGCTGCTTCAGGCGCGGTCTCCGGCTGCTGGGCCGCCTTTGCAGGGGGCTTGGCTTTAACATCCGCTTTAACATTCCCTTTAACATCTGGAGGCATCAGCCCCAGTGCGCGAAGCTTGTACAGCTCGGCTGCCACGTCCTTGTCCTTGACCAGCCGAGAGCCCGCCGCAGACGCTGTCTTCTCGGAATAGCCGGCCGCCACGGCTGCATCTCGTTTGGACGCACCTTCCCTCAGCGCGGCGATAAATGCGCGCTTGCGGGATGTTAAAGCCATTTAACAAAAATCCTGTGGGGGAAAAAAATCTGTACGTGGGGGCAGAGGTGGTCTAGCTAGATGAGAATCTGTAGCTTTTGACCCCCCTACCCCTTTTTTGAGGCACGTCACTGACGTGCAGTCGTGCATTTTGCAATGTCGCCCGCGCCGTCGCGGCCTCAGCCCAGCCCCGCAGCCTCCTCGGCCTGCTTGACCGAGTCGTGGCAGGGCTTGCACAGCGACTGCCAGTTGCTCTGGTCCCAGAACAGCGTCATGTCGCCGCGGTGCGGGGTGACGTGGTCCACCACGGTGGCTGCGGTGGTGCGACCGAGCCTGGCGCAGTAGACGCACAGCGGGTGATCGAGCAGGTGGCGCTCGCGGGCCTTCTGCCACTTGTAGTTGTACCCGCGCTGGGAACTGGTCTTGCCGCATCGCCAACTGCTGGGGTTCACCACCTTGACCCTGGAGCCTGTGCTGTCCGTGAGTCGCGGTGTGATCGTCTTGAGCCTGGCCATCAACGCACCTCAACCACGATGCCGCGCTCTATCCACCGCATGACTCGACCGAGGTCAGGATCACGCCCAGTCAGGTGGCACATGAGGAGGACGCCGGACAGGTAGAACTTCAGCCAGCAGCGATGGCGGCAAACGATCGTTGCGTGAACCATGGCCATGGCCGGCGCTCCTCATCTCTTGTACCAGGTCAGTTGATAGCACCGCGCATCAGGCGGCACCTCTGCGAGAGGCCAGCGCAGGCAGTCCATGTGCTTGCGCGCTGGCCGTGTGCGGCTCATTCGAAGCGTCTGCACCAGGTAGGCAGAGCCTGCGGCCGTGGTGATGAAGTCACCGACCGCAATGCCCTCGGCGCCGTCCACGTAGAGCTTGCAGGGTGTGTAGGGCGCTCGCGTTCTGGCCATCGTCAATCACCTACGCTATTCGCCGTTCCAGCCCAGCAGCTTGAGCTGGTCATCAATCGCGGCCAGCTCAGCCCTGAAGTGATCTGCCAGAGGCTCGGTCACCGAGTGCAGGACAGCCTCGTTTTGGTAGTCGCCGGTGATGGCCAGGGACACACCCTTGCCGCTCAGCACAGTGTCCAGCCGGCGCTGCACCTGATCGCGGGTAAAGAAGAGGCTGCTCGCGGTTGCGATCTGCTGTCGGTTCATCTGTGTCTCCGCGCCACGAAACGGCGCATGTCGATTTTGTGGCGCGCTATGGCGATACCCTGTTCAGGGCCTCGTCGGCCTTGTCTGCTGCCTGGGTTGCCGTCGTGGCTGCCTTGGAAGCCTTGGCAGCGGCGCTATCGGTGCGGCGTATGAGTTCGTCCAGACGCTGGTCGCGCTGCCTCGCCGCTTCGTCGTAGGCCTGACGAACCGTGGCAACCTGCTCCAAGTAGCTTTTGGCCAAAGCCCACTGCGCGAGCTGGTAGCCACAGAAGCCACCACCGGTCACAAGCAGCAGCGCGATCATCCAGACCTCGACGCGACGCCACCAGCGCCTGGCGATGTACTCGAGTACGCATCTGTCCATCACGTTGCACCTCCCAGCTTGCCGCGCAGGCGGGCGATTTCCTCGCTCTGGACTGCGACTCGATCAGTGAGCAAACCGACTTGGCTTGTCAGGGCCTCAATCTTGCCCTCCAACCTGCCAACGGTTGCGGCCAGGTCGTTGCGCTCCTTTGCGAACTGATCGGCGCGGGCCTCGGCCAGCTTGCGGGCCTCGCGCTCGGAGTCGAGCAGTTCATTCAGACGGCGCACAGTGCCGATGTCGGCATTGTCCATCGCGCGGTCAGCGGCATCCTTTGACAAGAACTTGCGTAGCCACAGGAAGCCGCCCAGCAGGACGGTGCCCGTACCGCCCAGCCAGGTGGCTGTGCCTGGGCCGAGATCGGTCGGGTCCATCCTCAACTCCTATTAGTCAACTAAATGCAGATAAAGAAAAACCCGGCTGCTACAGCCGGGTTTCTTGGCGAAAATCAGTGGATTAGCGCTGTGTCATAGAGAGCCATGAGGCGCTCGACGATTGCGCTGCATGCTCCCTCATATACGTGGTCAGCATCGTCACCTGCAGGAATATTGAATTCGCCTTCAATATCATCGATAGCGAATACAAAGCCTTCTGGCGCAGCCCCTACTGCCATCGTGAAAACATGGTGGATTTTAGGGTACTCATTTGGAGCGCTTTCGACTGTTACAGAAACGGAGAACTGCATTACTCCATCGCGAGTTCCTAGCTCCAAGGCACTGCAAGGTTCGAAGGAGCTTTTGTCGCCTTTCCCTAGTCGCACATAGCTTTGCTCATGACCTGACTGAGGATTTTTCCAAGTGTTAGATGGAAGCTCTAAACGGCGCTCAAGTGCAGTCCTAAACCGCTGAGCTTGAGAGGCAAGCCTGCCCTGTTGCGCTGACAGCGCTCGCCTGTGTTCCCCAAAGCGAATCGAAAGCTCTTTGTAAGTGGACATGTTGACTCCCCTGATGTGGAGACATCAAATTGCCACACCGCTTCGAAACGGCCAACAAAAAACCCGGCATATTGGCCGGGTTCTTATACTCACTCCTCAACATGCGTAGGAATGACAGGATGGAGAAATAATCGGCCATGCGGCCATTTGATGTCAAGCGGCATTTTTCATGGTCAGTCCCTCATGGTCCAACAAGACGGACGCAGCAGCCAACGCCTCACCAACCATCGCTTCCAGAACATCCTCGACGCCCTTTTTCCACCGGCGACGCGTGCGCTCTGGCCGCGCGTCTGGATCCCAACGGTTGATGTCGTAGAACTGAGCTGGCAGCACGATCATGTCACTGGAGCGCTTGCCCTCCACTCCCTTCAACTTGGGGATCGCCCAAGCAGTGACGGCGCTGGTGACGAACAACTGCGGCGCATGAGACGGCACAAGGGGGCAAATTCTGCTGATGGATTGCACCTTCCGTCCCTTATGGGTGCTGAACTTGGCTACCAGCACATCCCAGTGCCGCGGCTTCAGCTGGCTGTGCAGACGGGCGAACACCCAGCAGTCGGCGTCCATCCTGCTGATCTCGCCCTTCTCTACTGCCCCGCTCAACGTGGCCAGGTCGTGCCCATCCTCGCTGCCAGGTTGATAGAGCTTCTGCCAGGCCTGCTTGCTGGTGTTGTCGATCGCCTCCGCTGCGAGGGCCGAAACGACCGCCGCAAGTACGCTGCTGTAAATCATGTCCTTCCCCCTCAATCCCCGGTGTAGTTGGTGCCGCCGGCGCCGCGGCGATTGTTCGTTTCGTACTGGGCATCTGGGCCTTCAGTGCGCGATGGCCGCTGCCGGTCAACCTGCTGCTCCAGCTCGCGCACCCGCAGGCCCAACTGCGTGACAAGTTCTTCCAGAGGCAGCGGCTCGCCAGTGACCGCTGACAGCCAGCCAGACGCATTGCAGTGACCGCAGGGCAACTCATAGAAGACGCCCCTCACCACTGCCTTTCCTTGGCAATCCTGGCACCTGACCAGGATTACCCGCTGCTTGCGCAGCGCTGGGCCGTGGCTCTTCTTCATGCCGCCCCTGCCTTGACCCAGCGTCGAATCCTCATTTCGCAGCCCGAGATCAAACAAACGCCGTTGGCGAAGCCCAGGTGGGTTTTGTTCGCGTCGCAGCCGCAGGCGCATTTCGGTTGCCGGCCAGGCCGCTTCTTGCGCACTTCCATGTAACGGATTTGGCCTGGCTGGCCACCAACCTGACCCCATCCATCTACACCGCCACGCATTGCTGCCGACCGAGCTGCTGGTGAAAGAGCGTTCAAATTTCTCATTTCGAATCCTCGCTAGTAACAAATTCGGGATGGGAGCTAGAAGCCTGGTCTTCCGCCGTCTGCGCCTGAATCTGTGGGATTTCGGATAAGGCCCCACTAAGGCCGTGAATGCGCCCGAAGCCGATGCCGTCTAACCAGGCGTGCCACTTCTCCAGGGCTGCCCTGCGCTGCTGCATCGCTTGGGTATGGATGTACGTGCTGGCGATCTTCCCGAGAGAGTGGTTCAGCAGCATCTCGCCGATGTGCCCGTCGATGCCGAGATCAGTCCATGTGCTGCGCGACACTTTGCGCAGGTCGTGGCTGGTCCACTCGCCCCGGCCCAGTTCGGTGAACACAGCGCTGCCCTGGCCCTCGCTCAGGCACCCGCCGCGACGGCTGGGGAACAGATACACGCCGTCATAGCCTTCGGCCTGCTGAATCGACCGGTACCGCGTCAGTAGCGCGCAGATCTGGCCTGTCAGCGGCAGGCGGTGCTCGGTCCGCGTCTTCGCATTCGCTGCCGGAATGAACCACTCGCCGGCCGTTACCGATACCTCGCTCCACCGCGCTTTGCGGGTCTCCCCGATTCGTGTGCCGTGCGCCAGCATCATCAGCGCCAGCATCGCCTTGGCGGGGGTCTCGTCGAAGGCCTGGGCGAGCTGCTGCATCACGTCCGGCAGGTGCACCGAGCGCAGACGGGAGGCCTTGGGCAGGATCTTGGCCTTGGTGAAGTCGCTGAACCGCATACCAGCCATGGGATCACTGTCGATCAGGCCGAGGCGCTTGGCCTGCTTGAAGGCGGTCAGCAGCAAGGCGAACATCTGGCGCAGGTACGACAGCGACACCTCGGCCTGCGCGGGCCACATCAACTGCTTGTCCAGGGCGTCCGATGTCACGTCGGCCAGCGCCAGGTCATCGAGGCGCGGCTTCAGGTGCTGAGCGATCGCCGAGCGAGCACCCGCCTTGCGCTTGGTCGACAGGGAGCGATCTCGGCGCATGCGGTCGCCGAACCAGTCGAGCAGTTGCCCCACGGTGGCCATGCTGGAAGCCACAGGCGCGGTCGCGGGATCGCGCAGCAGGCGCTGGCGCAGCGCGGGCAGTTCGGCCAGCACCGCAGCAGCGCCAAGTTCCGGCCAGCGCGCGACCGGTACCCAGCGCTTGCCGCGCACCAGGTGCCAAGTAGCGCGGGTGCGGTCACTCCAGAAACGCAGGTACAGGCCAGGGTGGCGGGGGTCGCGCAGATCACGGACGCCCAGGTCGGCAGCCTGCCGGCGCACCTCGGCATCGCTGAATTTCACTGCTCGGGTCGCGCTCATGCGGCCACCGTCTGCGGCTGGAGCAAGTAGGCGCGGATCGCCTCCATCGCATCGATTCGACCGCGGCAGACGATGGCCAAATAGCCTTGGCCGGTGAGCGCCTGGATGTAGGCATCTTGGTTTGGTGAGACCTCAGCGTCGAACGGCGGCATGGCCTTGAACTCGATGTACAGGCCGAAGTAGCCGCCGCGCGCCATTGGCAGCACAAGGTCAGGCACACCGGCCTTCACGCCCTGTGCCTTGAGTTTGCCGGCCACCGCTTTCACCCGGTGCCCGCCATTGGGGACGTGGTAGATCAGCTTGAAGGCTTGCGGGAACCGCAGCTGCAGCTCCTGCATCAGCGCGGCCTGCTCCTGCCCTTCCCTGTCCACAGGTTTCGCGCGGGCTTGGCGCGGCTTGAACGGGCGGATGGCCAGGGTCGTCATGCGCGCAGCACTCCCTCGCTGATCAACTGGGCCTGGGTCCGCATCACGCCCTCGGCGTGGTATTGGCGCGCTGTGTCGCGGTCTACGGCCTTGCTGCGACCGTCGCACACGTCGTGGCAGGCGCTGCAGCACCAGGCGCCCTGCAGGTCGCTCGGCTTGCTGCCCACGCCACAGGTGCCAGCCAGCCGGTAATGCGCCAGCACTACGGTTTCAGGGTTGCCGTTGCACACGCCAGGAATGCGCACCTGGCACTCGCGGCCACGCGCGGCCTTGGTCAGTTTTGTTTGCTTCATGGCTCAACCTCACAGTTCGGCCAGATCAGTCGGGCCTCGCGCAGGGCGCCGGCCATGTCTTGCGGGCCGTCCATCAGCACCATCGAGAACGGCCGGTAGCCGGGGATGAGGACGGTCCAGATTCGTTTCACTTCTGCTCGGCCAGGGCGGACAGCGCGGCGCGCGCTTGCCGCTTGCGTAGGTAGGTAGTGACGCGGCGGCGCTGGGCCTCTTTGGCCCGCGTCTGCTCTTTCTTCGCCTTCGAGGCCGTCAGGATTGAGCGCACTTCGGCAAGCTTCTCGCGCACGTGCGCGGTGGGTTGAGTACGCACCTCCCCAGTGAACAATCCGGCGATGGCCTGCCCGTCCGGGGTGATTGGCGCGATGCGTAGGTCGGCCAGGTACTTGCCTCCCGTCTCCTGCGTGATCAATTGGGCGCGCACTGCCGCCTCGATCGCTGTCACCCGCCGCGATGGGTCAAAACCCAGGGAGACCTCCCATGCGGCAGGCCGGTCTTCAGCCCTGGCGAAACTGACCAACCGCTCGTAGGCGCTCATGAAAGCCATCCGAGCCCCGACCTTGTCGCCGGCGTCGAGGATTGGCGCAGATGCGGCCATGGCCTGGCGAATCTCCGCAGTGACCACCACGGTCTCGTGCTCATCGCTTGCAGCCAAAGCAATCGACCATGCCTCGTCCTTTCCCGGACGGCCATCGGCCGCGTGGATGTGCTTGAGGACCATGCCCAGCGACAGACGCCCGGCGGGCTCACGCCGGCAGGCGCGCAAAGCGCCCACGATCACCTGCGCATCGTGACCGGCCAAATCTTCCGCGATGACCCGCGCACCGCCGGCGCTGATCGTCTGGCCCATGGCTTCGGCGGTAGCACAGATGGCTTGGGCCAGCTCGGCAATCTCGTCAAAGGAAAGCATTGCGAGCGCCTCCCTGACTTCGAATGGCATCTGCCGCGTCCTGGGCCGCGTTCATGTTGGCCTGGGTCTGCTCCTGCTGACGCGCCGTGGTGGCGTTCATCTGGCGATTGGTCGCCCACTGGGTGTGATACGCCTCGCACTTGGCCAGCAAGTCGCCCAGGTTGTGGCAGCCGTTGATGATCTTGGCGTCGTTGATCTTCAGGAAGTAGGCCGCGACGTTGTGCGCGACATCGGCGCCCAGCCGCGTGACCAGTTGGGCAATCTGGCCCGCGACCTTGGCATTCCACACCGGCCAGGTTTTGTAGCGATTGCGGTAGGCCACCGCATAGTTCGCCCAAGCCTTGAACGTCTTGCACTCAGGATCTTTCGGACCGGGCATATCCTCGGGGATTTCGCAGCGTGGGCTAGTGGCCGGAACCAGCGCCAGCACGGCAGGCGGCGACGGCGCAGCCGGGTCATCCTGCGAACTGTGACTGGTATCCTGATTGGTATCTTGATTACTGGTATCTTGATTTGTCGGAGATTTTTCCGACCCTGGCTCGGATTTTTTTCCGACCTTGCTCGGATTTATTTCCGAGGTAGATCGGATTTTTTTCCGACCTTGGGCGCCGGCTGTCTTGGTCGGATATTTTTCCGACCCATCCTCTTTTTTGTTCCACTCGGCAGCCTTCTCGGTCAGGCGCAGCAGTGTGACGCTGGAGGTACTCGACAGCTCAATCAGGCCGGCCTGTTCGAGAACTTTCAACATGCGATACGCGGTGTCCGGCTTATCGGTGAGCAGCGGCAATTCCTCGACGATCTTGGCTTTGCTCAGCACGAAGTAGATGCCCTCCTCCGTCTGCATGGCCTTGGCCCAGCTCGGGCAGCCGTAGACGAAGGCAAACAGCAGGGCCTGCTGGGAATTCAGTCCCCACTCCAGGGCCTTGACCTGGTTGATGGTCACAGTGAACTGCATGTCAGTTCCGCCCTGGGTTTGTGAGAGCAGCGGGCACTGCGAGGAGCTCTGCCAGGCGCGCCAGCCCCTTCGGCGTGACAAGCACATCAAACGCCGCTCGATCACTACCGGTCTCCGGATCGGGCTTGAGGCCGGTCACCTTGTGCTTGAGCAGGCCGGCGCTGATCCGGGGCTGATAGGCGATCCATCGCTTGGAGCCGCGACGGCGATAGATCCACCGGTTTTCCTCCAGCCAGCCGAACAGCTTCGATGGCGCCAGTTGGAGCTGCTTCGCCGCGTCAGTGACGCAGATCGCGCCGCCTGCACCGGCCAGGCGCACGATCGCCGCGACCTTGGGGGCTTGCTTGGCCAGCGCATCTTGGAGACGCTGGTTCTCCTCGGCCTTGTCGGCTGCCAGGCGCAGAGCCTCGGCAAAGTTGCTCGGCACCTGCAGGTGTGCCAGCACTCGGGCTTCCAATTCCTGCCAGCGATCAATGATCCGGGCGCGCAGCGTGGCGTTGTAACCGGACACCAGCACCAGGGCATCACGCTGATCGAGAAGGAATTCAGGGTAGGCCTGGCCGTTTTGAGGGTGAATGTAGAGGGTCTCCTCAGATTTGAGGACACCCCTCTTGGCCAAAGACCGCGCGTCACGCAGCACGTTGTCGTGGCTCTTGCCGGTGAGTTCTGCAATCTCTCGGGTCGACATCAGGTGACGTGGCTGCGTACCGCCTGCAATCGCCATGGCGGTGTGGGTGTTGCTTGCATCGATCGCTCTATGCATAATCGACCTCGAAAAGTTGTTGAAGAAACCGCCCCGCCAGGCGGTTTTTTTGTGCCTGGAATTCAGGCGTTGTGGGTGTCCGGCGCATCCGTGGTAGCTTTTTGCTTCCACACGAAAAGGCCTAGGAGGCCGGACATATGAGCGAACGCATTGATCATCAATGGGACTGGACAAGCGCCCTTGATTTCTGTGAGTCCTACCTGAGGGAGAATCCTCAGGAGCGAATCGGGCGCGACCATCAGCAGCAGGAAGCACGCATGGCCGTGGGCCTGTACAAGCTCCGCTGCTTTGCCAATCGGATTCGATCTGACCAGCGATCGACCTGGCGCCAGCTCTCGGTCGAGCAGGCCCTGCATCTGTACCTGATCAACAAGCACCACTGGACACTCACCCAGGCCATTGAAGCGGCGAAAACCGAATTCGATTTGCTCTATCTGCTTCATCACGAACTGCTCGACTTCAAGCTGAACGAGGCTGAGTCGCAGCCGCCGAAGCAGTGGGCGCATCGGTTTGCTCCAGAGTCGGACCTGTATCAGCACTTTGAGCAGCAGGACCCGGCTGGCTAAGTGCTGCTGAGTAGCGAGCGGCCGACTCACGCCAGTAGGTCGCTTCGGCTTCGTGCCAAGCGGCCCTCTGCTCCCGGCTGGATTCCGTCGGCCAGATGACCATTGGCGCGCTAGGACCTGCGTCCAGCGCTTCAATGCCCGCCAGAATCTCGTAAGCGGCCTCAACGGGAGTACCACGCGCCAGCGCTGCGATGGCTCGGATAGCGATCTCTCGGTCCAAGCCTGTGAGGCGGCTCTGTTTGTTCTCGGCGTCGTCGGTGTTCATGGCCTTTCTCCTACTTGTACAGTCGCAGGCGTGGTTCGCAGTAGCGCTCTGCCCCGGCAGCCTCGCTTCAACAGCGAATTCCCCAGTGCTCCTTTCCGCTTCGCTTTCATGGGTATCCCCGGGTTACTGGATGAATTCACAGCTAGTTCGCTGCACTATTGGCGCCGGGTAGGCAAGGTGATAATTCGCTCTGCCAGCACACGTGGCTGCATATGCACAGGCTAAGCGGGCACTCCTGCTCACTGTCTAAAGCAGTTACGCGGCGCCTTTCAGCGCTTTGCGGGCAAATGCGATGAGATCGGGACGCAGCCCAGCGATAGTGATCTCACCATCACTAGCGTCTTGAAGTCGTTCAGCAAGCTCGGTGGAGGCCTTACGGTGACCACCTGCGAGCTGCCACATATGGCCAACAGTGGTCTTCGCGTCGGCTGCAACCTGCCGTCGGCGCTCATTTGTGGCCCTGCCCAACCAATCACGGAGGTGATCATTCATGAGGGTTCTCCTTACACTTACGAAGAAATTTAGCTTATGGCTAATACTCAAGCAAGGGAAATTTAGCCTTGCGCACATTTAGCAGCCAGCTAAACACTGGCATTCTTCGTCGCATGGATATTTACGAAATTCGCAAGCACAATCTGGTAAAGCTGATTGGAAGCCAGAGAAAAGGGGCCTGTGCCGAGCGCTGGGAAATGTCGGCTGCACACTTGAGCCAGATCCTTTCCGACAAAACGGCCAAGAACCTGGGTGACGACGTTGCTCGGCGCATTGAGGTGCTAGAAGGCCTGCCCCGCGGTTGGTTTGACTCAATGCCGGACGATGCGCAGGAGCTCGAACCCGGTCCGGTGTCAGCAGCCAACCTGGTCAAGCAGATGCTCGCGAGGAGTGGCAGAGGCTTATCTGACGCAACACGCGAGCGGCTGATCGCTGCCGCAGAAGAGCCTCAGACGAACGTCATTACTGCGGACTTCTCACGCCCAGGCTTGGTCGGGGACGAGGTATGGATTGCCCACTACGACATTCGGGCGGCCATGGGTGGAGGTCAGGCGGTTCAGGACTTCCCGGAGATGCTCCAAGACGTTCGTGTCAGCCCGCGGCACCTGCGCGAGCTGGGAGTCGAGTTCACCGAGCACTTCCACCTGAAGCTGGTCACTGGCTGGGGTCAGTCGATGGAGCCCACGATCAAGCACCGAGACCCGCTGATCGTGGATGTCAGCATTCGTCATTTCGTTGGTGATGGGATCTACCTGTTCTCCTGGGGCGACCACATCTACATCAAACGGCTGCAAATCGCGGACGAAGATCACTTCGAGATGATCTCGGACAACAGCAAGCACAAGGATCGAACGATTCGGCGGGAGGAGACCTACATCCAGGCCCGGGTTCTCCTGGTTTGGAATGCGCACCTCGTCTGAAGCTCTCAACATCTCATAGTATGGAAGCTGTATGAATCAGAACACCGCTATCCTACTGTTGCTTGTTTTAACAGGCTGCAGTAGTGCTCCTACACACCTTTCGGACAGCGCTAAACTCACGCTCAATGCCCCAATGCCGACCTCTGAAGCTCAGCGTCTTTGGGATTGCGCTGGCACCACAAATGCCATCGCAGCTCAGAAGATTATTTTCCGACTACAAGGACGACCGTACGATTGGGGTGGAGATGTATGGGCTCTAAGCGAACGAGCCAAGCGGGTAGGCTGCACGCAGGCGGAGATGGACGCCCGAGATATGGGGCGATTTTCAGATCCGGTGAATTGGCCAGAGCCGGGAAAGATCCCTCGCCCCAAGTAATACCGACAGCGCACCTCTAGAGCTCAGTTTCTGCTCAGATCAAACCCGCCTCGGCGGGCCTTCTCATACCTTCACGCTTCTTCACTGCCGGCCACGCACCGTTAAAACTCATGCGCGCCTCTACATTGGCCCGCACAGCAGTGCGGGCTTTACTTTACCTCTCAGAACGGCGCCTCGCCGGCGCCCCTTTCTTCCAGGTCGACCGGGTTGTCGGCCTCTGCCCTGTCCCACTGTAGGATCACCGACCCGTCATCGCAGAAGGTCATGTCCAGGCCGCTCGTTTCGGATAGCAGCTCCATGATTGCGTCCCAATCTTGATCACTGTCAATGTCTAGACGGTGGATCAGCACCCTCCTCCCCAACTGAGCTATCGGTGAATTGATCATTGCCGAGACACGCAGGCCAAGCCGCTCAATCCCAGACAGTGCCTCCCGCACAGGGAGCGTAGTTTGCTGAAATACTGCTGCCATGTCCCCACCCTCAGTTACTGTATATTTGTACAGGCAATGACCAATCATAGCTGACTGCTAAATCGAACGTAAAGGGTTCAGCCGGACTGTTGCCCAGGCGGTACTTTGTCGCCCGGCGAAAATAATTTAGCTAGAAGCTATTGACGGATCTTTAGCTTGTGGCTAAATTTTCCTCAAGCAGTCACCGAATAAGACCTGCCCAGGCCCTCAGGCCGACCGCTCTTTAGCGACATATCTTGCCGGATCGACACCGGCCCAGATTCAAAGGCAGCGATGGACAGGCCTCAACAGTCCAGAGGGTTGGCAACTGGCCCGGGTGTGCAGCGTAAAGCACCACGATCAGTTATCCGGCGGGAAGGTCCGCGGTCGGAGTCACCAATTCAAATGTTGCCGCGCAACTGACGCCAGTAGCGGGTCGCGGCAGATTTCACCCGGTGCCCTTCGCATGAGGGGCACCAGGGAAATCAACCCAAACCCAAGGAGCTCACCATGAGCGAATTCAAGAAAGGCCAGGCCGTCATCTTCACCAACCCGCGCGGTGCCGAGTGCCCAGGCAAGTATGTGGGTACCACCAACCTGGGCCAGGGCAAAGGTGGTGGCGAGTACCTGGTAGTTGAGGTTGGCGGCGTCGAGAAGAAGGCCCGAGCCCGCAAAGTGCGAGCAGCCTGACGGTTTCACTGGCAGCCCTTCCAGCGAGGGGCTGACGGGAAACCAACCACAAGGATGAATCGATCATGTCCCAACAAACCCTACAAGAACTGCTGACCGAACGTGTCGGCATCTACGCCCAGTCTGAGCGAGCACGCGAGCTGATCGACCAAGGTATTGAGAGCATGTTCAAGGAGGTCGTGACAGACACCTTCCGGTCTTATGGCACGTTCGGCAAGGCGGTCAAAGAGGCGGTCAGCGCAGCACTTCCTGCCAATGTCACCGACATGTTCGAGCTGCAGCGCTATAACGCACTGGTTGCGAACGCGCTCCGCGAGCGTTGGGAGGCTGCAGCCTTGCAGTCCACTGTCTTGGATCGAGCCGAGAAAGCGATCGCGGAAGTAATGGATGGTGAAGGCCTGCTGAGCGGCGAAGTATCGCTCAAGGATCTGCTCACCGAGTTTGTGAGCGCGCACCGGGAGCAAGCCGCCGAGGAACACTGGAACAACCCCGAGATCCGCTTCGAAGAAACCATGAGTGGCCGGTCCGAGTTCATCTACATCGGGTTCGATCCAGAACCGGAAGAAAGCCGCAACGTCTCGTCATGGCGCGAAGAGCGGAGAGGGACGTACAGCCTCAAGAATTCTCTGCACCTCCACATCGTGGGCGAACGGGAAACAGGGGACACCTTCCGCCCGACCGAGCAATTGGCCGAGGTGCTGAGCGCGAAGCTCGATGACAAGCGGATCGCTGTGAACATGCGGATCCGTACCAAGTGGGAACGCATGCTGGCTTCGCTCTATTTCGGCAATGCGATCTTGGTCATTGACTGTGACGCAGACGACTTCAGCTACGGGTTCGACGACTGAAGGCAAATCAACAAAGGAGCAGGACCATGCTGATACTGACCCGCAAGGCAAGCGAAACCATTGTGATCAACGACAACATCCGCGTGACGGTGCTGCAAGTCAGCGGCGGACAGGTCCGGATCGGCGTCGATGCGCCCGCCGAGGTGGCTGTTCACCGGAGCGAGATTCACGAACGGATCAAGGCGGAAGCTGACGCTGCGGCCTGAAGCGATTTCACTGGCTGGCCTTCCAGACTGAGGGCCAGACGGGAAATCAACCGCCCTGGAGCACCGCAGCCATGAAGCAGTAACGCAATGCCTCACCCCACCATGGGTCATGGCAGCTCACCGGGCGCTACAGACCCGGACGATGGTAGGCCGAGAGAATAGCCTGCCCGGAGCGCGCCGGTTTGCCACCGGCCCCGATAGCGGTCAGAGACCAAGCGGACTGTCGATGGCATCGACGCTGGATCAGTAACCGGCCCGATTCACCTGGTTCCCCATCACCAGGCTGCATCGGAGAGCGTTCCCGACCCGACATCGAGCATGTTCAGGGGGACAGGCGGGTTCGCTCTCCAATGTTGCTTCCCCTCCCCCGAGAACAATCAATCATGGACACGATCACCACTGGCGCCTGGATGGGCCACCTTGGGCGCGGGCTTGCGCCCCGTGAGCTGCAATGCGTGCTGAAGGTCGCGCAGGGTTTCACAACGAAGCAGATCGCACAGCGCATTGCGATTGCGCCGGGCACTGTCGAGAAGCGGCTGGCCTCGGCGATGTTCAAGCTCGATGTGCCGCGCCGCGCGGCCTTGGTCGCCGAAGCAATGCGCCGCAACATCATCAGCCCTCTCTGCATCGCCCTCGCCGGCCTGATCGCCATGCACGCGGTCATCGACGACACCGACCCGATACGGCGTGACCGCCGCGCGCCAGAGCGCCGCACCGCGCAAGTACGAATCGTCCGCAGGGCCGACGCCCTCGAACTCTACGCTTGACCCCATCGAGGATCACACCATGCACATGCATCCTGCGTTTCAGGAAAAGTTGACCGTGCTCGCCGCTCTGCTCGAGCGCAGCCAAGTGGTGCGCGCAGAAACTCGCGAGAAGATCGGCGCCCCGCGCTTCCAGGTCGCGAGCCAGGGCCAGGCCTGGGATGTAGTCGACGCAGTGACCGGTGCGGTCCAGGGCTATGCGTTCACCTACCAGGCGGCACTGCGTTTCGCATCTGCGATGGAGGCTGGTGCTGCGTCCAAAGGCACGCGTCAATGAGCAAGCGCAAGCCCCACAACATGCGGGCGCGCCTGGAGCGCACGTGCCGGGCGCTGGTGTCGGCCAACCACGCAGCCGTGGTCAGCATCGACCCCAGCGGCCAGCAGGTGCTGATCAACTGGAAGAACCTCAAGCAGATCTGCATTCGCCAGATCGTCGACGCGGTCTGCGACAGCCCGCACCGCTGGACCATCTACCTCAGCGTGCTTTGCCGGACTGAGTTCGGCGAGCGGTACCACAAGTCAATCGAGGTCGCGCCACAGGGCAACTACCGCGCCGAGCACCTTACCGACGTGATCGAGGCGTCCTACACCGACCTGCGGGCCACGGCCAACCCCAAGCACCTGGTGGCATCCGGCTGGATCGCCATCCCAACCGACACAACGCTCGACGAAGCAGAGGCCGCCAAGATCTTTGCCGCTGTCGGCGCCTGGAATCAGCAGAAAGCAGTATGAAATGCATCACCGCGCGAGCCAGGCATAATTGGCGTCAGCAGCGAGTTTACAATTTTCTTGGAAACCCTGTAATAAAATCGAGCACTTTCCAATCAAGACCTTCAAACCTGACAGTACACAGCATTAACAAAAACCAAACAATCGACAGAAATATTCCGGCGTAAATAGGTATTCTACTTGAGGAAAATTTTCTCATAATGAATCGATTAGTGAAGTGAGCGTAAGGCCTACTATCCCACAAGCTTTTCTCGATAGCTTCTTTGTTTGAATCCTCTTCAAACAGATGAACCATGAGCATGCGATTCTCAAGCTTGGATTCTAAATCCTTGTCGATTGGCACGCCTCGCTTATTAAGCTGTCCGCGCAACACCCTATGGTATTGGGTGATCTTGGTCATTGCCTTCTCAGAACGTTGAGTATTTATCTCCCAGTGCACTTGCCAATATTTCGCACCAGCAGCCATTGCCGTTTGCAACAAAGAAGTACCGAAACCCACCAAGCAAATCAAAAAGCTCACAACGGGAATTTGACCAGCAGATTGACAGACACCTGCCAACAGCACTCCCTGAAAAATCATAAAGAAGTTATTGCGTTGAACCAGTTGCTGAATTTCAAAATTTCTCAAGTCTAGACACAGTTTGTAAATTGCCTTCCATGCGGCCAAGTCGCTGATTGCTGCTGAGGCGTGAAGCTCAGCTTCTTTTTGTGCCTCAAGGCCGGAAAGGGTTTTTTTGGAACGCTTGAGAAAGCTTTTTTTGACGTCTAGTTCATCACTCATGACAGCGTCCTTGCATGACTCGATTTGAAGGACGCAACAAATAACCCATTCGCAACCAAATTGCCACCATGCCGCCTCCGGCCACGGAGGGCGGCGCATGCCCAGGAGAAAGACCGATGCCTATTCGCCATGCTGTGATCCATCAGATCGACAAGAAACCAGACGGCAGCCCTGCTGCGCTTCACCTCGCCGGCGCTACCCTTCCCGAGAGCGTGGCAATAGACAACCTGCTGTATGACGTTGCCGACACCTACAACGCCAAGCAAGGCAAGGCTTGGGGCTTCTTCCATGGTGAGTCGGGCGCCTACCCGCTGAGCGGCTGGCTTTCAAAGTACATGGCGGGCAGCACGGACTTCCTCGAATTCACTCGCGAGGCAGCCGAGCATCTGACGCGGCTGATGGAGGAGTCGAACCTGACAACGGGCGGCCATGTGCTGTTCGCTCACTATCAGCAAGGCATGACCGAGTACCTGGCGATCGCCATTCTGCAACAGGTCGAAACGGTGTCAGTCGCAGCAGACCTCAGCGTGTCGGTTTCGCGCAATCTCGACACCACTAATTTGAGCTTCGCAGCGCGCATCTGCCTGAGTGAGTGGCAGAACAATCCGAAGTCGCGGCAGTACATTTCGTTCATCAAGAGCAAAAGCGGTAAGAAGATCTCCGGCTACTTCCAAGATTTCATTGGCTGCCAGGAGGGTGTCGACGGGCCTGGCGAAACCCGCACCTTGCTCAAGGCATTCAGCGATTTCGTTGAGAGCGAAGATTTGCCCGAAGATTCCGCACGGGAGAAAACCCAGGTCCTGGTCGACTATGCCACAAGCCAGACCAAGCGCGGCGAGCCTGTGACCATTGAGGAACTCTCCGAACTGATCGACGAGGACCGACCGAAGGCCTTCTTCGACTACATCCGCAACAAAGACTACGGCCTTTCGCCTGAGATTCCTGCTGATAAGCGCACCATCAACCAGTTCCGCCGCTTCACCGGCCGCGCCGAGGGATTGTCCATCAGCTTCGAGGCGCATCTGCTTGGCAAGAGGATCGAGTTCGACCAGGGCGCTGGCACGCTGATGATCAAGGGCGTCCCGACTCAACTCGTCGACCAGATCAAGCGCGCCTCTCAGGCCTAGCCCCGCGCTGCCCTCCAGCGTGTCAGCCTTTCCGGTGCACTTCTGGTGACCAGGCGCTGGTGAAGACGATGATTCCGAAGATCATCAGGTACAGCCAGTTCTGGCTCGGGAACGAGTAAGATCCCACCTGGGCGACCACAGACGCTGTGCCACCCATGACTAGACGCTGCCGGCGCGTGAATCGCTGCCTCAACGCCACCAGCTTTCTTCTCCATCCCATAGTTCACTTTCCTTGTGCGGTGAGCGGCGAAGCATATCACCAGCAGTGCTGCACGCCAGCGCCTTTCCCTACTCAACGATAAGTCATCCCAATCGAGAATGACTTGTTACTAAATTTTAATCTACCTCTGCATTTCTTTGACAGATACCTTAACACTGTTATTGATCCAATTAACTGAATCCAGCTTCATCCGGTATCTTTTTCCGCTTACTTCAAACTCCCAATTATCCCCTGCGCCTGCCCCTTCGAACTTTATGCGTTGCTGGCCAGGAAGATTGACGGCACCGGTTGCCTTGTAATCAGAGCGCACTTCATAAATACCAAGTAAAGCCCCTGTTTTAGGATCCTCGATAGACTCACCTTTTGATAAATCCATCGAATAGCTATAAACATCTTCTTCGCGAAGCGATGATTCTCCACCGGCTTCTCGCGCACGTAAATTGGCGTCGGCTAGATCCTTTTCAAGCTGCTGGATTCTCGTCTCTAACGCGGGGAAGGTTTTGGGCTCCTTGCTCAACCATGAAAGATACCTATCATTCTGAGCCTTCAAAGCCGAAACATCACCTTCTAGAGCTGACACTTTAGCCTTGTGTGTCTCTGAAATTGTTACCGCACTTTTAGTTTCAGCCTCGCAGAGATTTATTCTCTTTTCGTCAAGAATAAATCTTGAAACACCCCAAGCCGTAGCAGCTACCAATAAGGTGTACATTAAAACACTTTTAGTCTGGTTATTCTCAAACCAATTTGTTACAACGGCCATCTTCAGAAAGTCCCTTTATACATTCAAATGTCACACCAGAATGCGGCGATTGTAGGAAAAAGCCGTGAGTCGCAATCCACTGGCAAATCCGCATACTGGAATTCATATTTCAAAAAACAGTTTTAATCACCTTGTCGACGCCGTTGATTAGGTCAGTGACATCTTCTGTCGTAGGGTCAGCGGCATTTTTGTGACTACACTTGTTGCGAAGATCCCCCAAAAGCTGAATATAGCGATGCTGCGATAACTCTATGACGCCTGCGGCTTTGAGAGCGTCGTTCAGCACAGCGATAGTCCCCGATTTTTTCGCCAACCCTTGCTTATCGCAGACCTCTTTTAAGTGCCCCTCAAGAACGACCCCAGCTATCGCCCCGGCAGCACGTGCGTACCCGTTTTTCAAAAGCTCTTTCGCACTGTCCAATTCGCTATCAAGTAAGTCCGCTTGGACCATTTGACGAATATCGAAAAGCGAGGAATCGAATCGGCGTTCGATGGCCTCAACAATTGCTATTTGCTGGTCTAAAAGATTCACTGCAGCCTTAGTATCTACTCCAACGCCTACTCGACCACTACGAAGTCTCTGGCAGGCATCTTCGATTCGATATGTTGCAAACGTCAACTCTTTCCTGGCTTTTGGCCGCTCATACAACCTAATAAAATCTGCATGACGATCCGGCAGAAGCTGTTTTACGACTGGAAGTGCTTGTGAATACCAGTGTTGATAAACCTTCTCAAAGGCTGGGATTGCACCAAATTCTGCCATTGCCTTTGTAGAGTCTCCCCCATGCTGGCTAACTAACGCTTTGAGATACTCATCCTTGTATGAAATCTTTAGCAGTGCAATGCTAACGCCATGCCCTTCATCAAGGAGTTGTTTGAGATCCTTGCGATATTTTTCCAAGTTGGATATATCCATTTCTTCGCATGTCCTGCCGCCTAGAGTGAGAGCCGAGAATAATGGCAAATGGCTTCGCAAGCTACCATATCAGGAACCTACCGGCTGAGAACGAGAACCTCGCTTAGACTCGACATAGTTCATCGAGATTATCGCGACAGTGCAGAAGGTCCTGATTCGAGAGCTTGCAATCACCACCTGCCATTACGGCGCTGCCCGCCAGCGCCTTCCCTCCTCAACGATAACGCCGCCTGGCGAGAGCGGCGCCTGCACGCATGGAGCAAGCCATGACCCAGCAGCACCGAATACTGGTCGGCGACTGCATCGACATGATGCGGACGCTGCCCGACCAATCCGTGCACACCTGCATCACCAGCCCGCCCTACTTCGGGCTGCGCGACTACGGCGTCGACGGCCAGATCGGGCTGGAGGCCTCTCCGCGCGAGTTTATCGACAACCTGGTCGCCGTATTCCGTGAGGTCCGGCGCGTGCTGCGCGATGACGGTACGCTGTGGGTGAACCTGGGCGACAGCTACGCCGGCAGCTGGGGATCTCAAAACAAGCGCGAAACGCCCGCCGAGATCAGCCGCAACAGCATTCGTAATCACCCGAAGCGCGCCAGTGGCACTGGCCGCCTCGGGGGTGGATACAAGGGCAAAGACCTGATGGGCCTGCCCTGGCGACTGGCGATCGCGCTGCAGGACGATGGCTGGTACCTGCGCCAGGACATCATCTGGCACAAGCCCAACCCCATGCCCGAATCCATCAAGGATCGGTGCACTAAGGCCCACGAGTACCTGTTCCTGCTCAGCAAAGGCCCACGTTACTACTTCGACCAAGACGCAATACGGGAGCCAGCAACGGCCAGCACCCTCACCAGGTGGAATCAGGACATCGCAGCACAGGCAGGGAGTGACCGCGTGCCTGGTAAGAACAACGGAACGATGAAGGCCGTAGGTCGAAGCAAGCGGAACAGCTTCGCTCGCGACACGAAGTACTCCGGCGGCGAGCACGGCCAAACCGGCCAGCACCGCAGCGGCCGTACCTACATCAATTACGACGAGACGCGAAACAAGCGCAGTGTTTGGACGGTGGCCACCGCCAACTTCAAGGGCGCCCACTTCGCTACTTTCCCGCCCGACCTGATCCGGCCGTGCGTACTGGCCGGCGCACCGCGCGGCGGGCTTGTACTCGATCCATTCGGTGGTGCCGGCACCACGGCACTGGTCGCCATGCAGGAAGGCCGGCAATCGGTGATCTGTGAGCTTAACCCTGAGTATGCAGCCCTTGGCCGCCAGCGCATCGACATAGCCTGGATTGGCGGGGCAGCCCAGATGGACCTAATATACGATTATTAAGCCACAGCCCAAGCTATGCTTGCAGGGGTATCGACAAGTGTAATTTGATCAGCATCACTTGCGTAGCTTGCTCAGCAGATCAGCTACCTTATCCAAGCCATCGAACGTAGATGGGATAGCGCTCTCATCGTTCACGATACCACTGAATACAATTTGTTCAAATCTATCTAATACAGTGGAGTTGCTGGCACGAATGCTCTTTGAATATTCTGCATAATTCTGAACAAACTGGCACAGAGTCATTCTCAAATCGATTTGGATAAGCTGCGCTTTGATAGATCTGAAATTCTGTAGCGCCACCCTAAAAAAGTAAAGCAAAAGTATTTCCAAACCAGCTAAGGTTGCCATATTCACAGCATCTAGTTTGAGCCCGTCCAATCCTTTGAGAATATCCAGGATCTTAATACCAAATGGCAGCAGCAACGTCAGCCCTAATATGATTAAATAGAAAAAGTTTATGCGTCGTTCGAACACCTTCCCGTTCCGCATATCTTTGAATCCTGCATAAAGACCAACGAAATTGAAAGCCGTCTCATATCGATCTAGCTCTCCCGCCAAGGCTCTGACTCGGTCCTCCCGTTCAGATAGAGACTTCTCAAATGTTTCGTGTTGGTTGTTTGCTTGCTCAATAACTTCGGGTAAATTTTTCAACGTAACTAGAGCGGGGTGATGAATGTAGTGCTGAGCTACATTTATTATCATCTGCTTTTCGGCGTACCTGATCTGCGAAGCGGCCGGCCCATATGTGAAGTTTGGAATTTTTTCGATTGCTTCAATAGCCCGCGAGCTCAACTGTTCAGTGCTACTCAGCTGTAATTCTATCAGTAATCGGTAACATATAGAGAAAATATATTCGAGATCGACCTCGTCCATCGTACCACTTTCGAGATCGCTAAACAATTTATTGCCAACTTGCTCGATGTTCACTGAGCAGTTTCGATCAAATAACTCTGGATCATTGACCATGTAGGTTAGGGTCATAATGACGAACTCAAGCAAGAACTTAAATTTCTTGCTTGATTGGTCATCTAGCCTATTGAGCAAGTTTTTCATATTATAAAGCGCATCATTCATGACTCGCTTACGCGTCTCATCGGCGAAGAATACCATTATGTTTTGTCCTGCCCCTGAAGTCCGATAACGAGCCAAATATACCTTCGAGGCGGGTAATTGCCTACCGAGATTGATCTGGACAGGCAATGAGATTTGCGCAGCTGCTCTGTCCCACTCCGTAAGCATCAACTCCAACCCGCTGTAACCCCTCTCCCCTCTATTCACTGCCGCGGTATGGCGGCAAAGGCGAAGCTATGTCTCAAGCAAAGGAACGCCCGATCCTGTTCAGTGCGCCGATGGTTCGCGCCATCTTGGAAGGCCGCAAAACCGTGACGCGACGGCCGGTGAAGATCCAGCCTCGGTCAAAGGGCGATATCGGCAGCTACGGCCTCGGCCAGCCGTTCATTCGCCACCCTGACCCGACCAAACGCAACCCCGAATGCCCGTATGGCCGACCCGGCGATCGCCTGTGGGTGCGTGAGGCGTGGGTGGCCGATGCCCAGGTTGACTCGATCACGCCGCGCGATCTGAGCCACGGCGAGCCGATCGCCTACCCAGCAGATGGCAGCATACGGCAGACCGGCTGCGCCATGATCTCTCAAGGTCGCGGCCGACCATCGATCCACATGCCCCGATGGGCCAGCCGCATCCTGCTGGAGATCACTGGCTTGAGCGTCGAGCGCCTGCAGGACATCAGCGACGACCAAGCCAAAGCCGAAGGCATGGTGTACACCGACTTCGGCATGCAAGAGAGGCCCGGCACGGCAAGCATCGACGGCGGCAAAACCTTCTACCCGCTGAAGCCTCAGCAAGCGCCAGGCTGGCACGCTGGAGACGCAACGCACCCGGACCAATGCCTTGATCGAGCCAGGTGGGCATTCGCGAACCTTTGGGAAAAGATCAACGGTGAGGACAGCTGGGACGCCAATCCATGGGTCTGGGTCGTCGAGTTCAGGAGGATCGAGCCCAGGAACTAATCGGATATCAGCTCCTCACTCGCTTCACGACGTCGGCGGCCATGAGCGCGGCGCCCGGTACCCATAGACCAGCGTTCGAAGTGCCCAGCCCAACAGCTAGCAGCGCGATACCAACAGCAAACATAAGCGTTCTCCCTAACTAGAAATATCCATTTCGCAACCTACCCATTTAAGCACAAGCCGGTCGCAGAAGCGGCCAAGGAATCGTCATGCCTGAAGAAATCAAGCTGATCCAACGTGTGGCCGTCGAGCGCGATGAAGACGGATGGTGGAGCCACCCCGATGAGCCGGACTTCGATGAAGACTATGCCGCCTTCAAAGCCTGGCTGGTGCAACAGGGCCTGGAGCTGAAGCAGTGGCACATGGATTCGGATATCAGCGACCACCACCCATACGACGATGGCGAATGCCACTGCCTTGGATGGGAGCCGGAATGCCCTGGGCCTGAATGGTTCCTGCTCGGGATCTTCGATACCGAGGACGGTCCATGCGTCAGTTGGGCCAGGCGTAATGCTGAGGAAGCATGGTCAGTGAATGGCGATGACGGTTCGTGGGACTACCCGAACCTTACAGCGCTGATTCGCGATAACTTCGGTAGCGCAGCGGATAGCACCAGCTTCGGCCCAGGCCGGGGCAACGGACTCAAAGTAGGCGACACGGTACATACCGGCACCGTCTGCAAGGCCGACCCTGCTGGGTTCCTTCCCGATGCTGATGACCTACTCAACCATATGTTTGAGGCAGCCGCCGGAAGCGATGCGGGGGAATGGGTCGACAACTACCCGGACCTCGACGATGAGGCTAAAGCGGCTCTCGGGCAAGCGCTGGAACCGTTGCAGGCTTGGGCCCGCAAATTCTGCCAGCCCAACTTCTTCACCATTGAGAAGATGGCCACGCACACAATCACGAAAGAAGACGTGCTCCTCGCTGCTCTCGCTGGGGCCCAGCCATGAACCGCCTCGCCCTCCTCCTCGTGCTACTGGCCACCGGCGCCAGCGCAAACGAGCGCTACATCGACGTGCAGCACGACGCCCGCCGTGGCGTCACCTGTTACATCCTCAACGAGGCCTCGATCAGTTGCATTCCTGACAGCCAACTGCAGGCCGGCAGCGAGCGCCAGCTCTCACCGCACGAGCAGGAAAACAACGGACCTACACCCGCAGGCGCTCCAGGGCGCTGGATTGATGAGAGGTATGAGCTGTGAGCAAGATCGATTGGAGTAAGGCGCCCGAATGGGCGGATGGGCACGGCCTGATCGCCCACCATGGCATCACCAGGGTGTGGATCAACATGGACCAGTACGCCGTAGTAGGCGCTGAGGATCGGGTCTATCCCTATGGCGGTGGGACCAGCGAGACGCGGCAAAACTTCACTCGGGGTCAGGTGCAGTACATCACGCCGAGGCCGGCGCGCTGGGATGGCGATGGCCTTCCGCAGGTCGGTGGCAAATGCGAGTTGAGGATTGGGACACAGAACAGTTGGCGTGAGACAACAATCAAGTTCATTGGCGATGAGATCTTGGTTGCGCAGGTCGGCGATCGTGAACTCTGTTGGCGCCTGGAATACTGCACTTTCCGCCCAATACGCACGCCCGAGCAAATCGCAGCGGCCGAACGAGAGCAGGCCGTCGCCGAAATGTGGTCGACCTACTGGCAACCGAGCGTTTCCACAGCCATGGAAGGCTTGGGCCTGCTGTACGACGCCGGCTACCGCAAGCAGGTGACCTGATGAGCAAATATCGCAAGGGCCAGCTGTACGTTCGCCGCATGCGCCCATCGGACAACAGCGACAGCTGGCGCCTGGCGATGCGCCTGTCGTTCTATACCGTGATGATGAGAAGCGGTGAATATAAGGGCGCCTACGTGCTATGCCGACATGGCATGAAAGGCATCATGGAGGTGGGCCGCACGCGCCGCGAGCTGACTTCCACCCTGTTCATGTCCGGCTGCCGCAACTTCAAGGAGATCCAGCGCAAGACCAAGCACGGGAACATTGAGCGCGCCAGGGCGGCCAAGACCAAGCAGGGGCAGCAATGACCGACCTGATCGAAGCGAAGACGGCGGATCTGTCGGGCGAGGCTCTGGGCTGGGCGGTGGGGGTGGCCGAGGGTTTGACTCTTCACCTAGAACCCCCGATATACGGCAACGGCTGGCGTGTGTTCGCAATATACCGGGGCGAAGTGACTGAGCGCTGCAAGCGGTACAACCCCTGGGAAGACTGGGCGCTGGGCGGGCCGCTCCTGGCCAAGCACCATATCTGCCTGGACTTCCAATCCGAGAAATGGAGCGCGCTGAGCGAAACGTGGACTGCCTTTTACGACAGCCCGACCGCAGCGATATGCCTGGCCATCGTCGCCGCCAAGCTCGGCGAAACCGTCCGGGTGCCTAGGGAGCTGATGCCATGACCGACCAGAGCACAAAGGAGTTCTACTCTGTCGATCAAGCCTCTCAGCATGCTGCTGAATGGTGCAAGCGCAATCCCGCATGGCGCCGGATCTGCGATATCCCGGATATCTCCGTGTTCGAAAAAACCTACGATGAGATTCCAAAGCGCGAGCGTGCGTACTGGGAAAAGAACGGCGGCGAGGAATGCTGGCGTGAATTCGGCATCGGACGGACCAAGGTGCCCACCGGATTCATCTCTGGAAAGGGCGAGTTCTTCGAACACGTCCTGAAAGTGCCACTCCATCACAACATGATGATGGTGTACCGCGTCGGCAAAAGGTGGAAGCCATGATCGAACTCGCCCACATGGCCTACCTGATCTACAGGGGGCCGCGATGAGTGACGCGCCTATCGAACCGCAAGAGTGGTCGTTCGGCGTCAAGGTTGTCCAGATCGAAGACCTCCGGGTGGCTCGAGGCCTTACCCGTCGACCAAGAACTTCATGCCGGCACCGGAAGATGGTCTACGACGAGAAGGAACGGCGCGTCTGGTGCAGCGATTGCGAGACCGAGGTAGAGGCGTTCGATGCGTTCATCTTCCTTGTCGAGCGCTACGCCGGCGCAGTAAGCAAGCTCAATCGTCGGGCAGAAGAACTGGCTCAAGCTGAGAAATTCCAGCTCCGCAGTCGCGCTGCAAAGGCCATGGACGACGCATGGCGAAGCACAACCACGGCGCCTCTATGCCCTCACTGTAGCAACGCTCTCATGCCAGAGGACGTGGTTGGCGGACTTGCCAGCAAGTCCAAAGAATTCGTCCGGGCCGAGCGCAAGCGAAAAGCCGACCTCAGGAAGAAGTCAACCCCTCCCCCTAATACTTAAGCCCGCCGACGATATCCAGCAGCAAGCAATGCAAGTCCAGGCACAAGCAGACCCACGGCGGTGTAGCCAAAGGCTGCTTGTCCGGATGCACCCACAGCGGCGAACGCTGCTCCGGTAGCGATGAGTGGCGCGGCCACCAGATAGAACGGTTTAGCTGTCGTGCCCATGTGATCCCCCTTTTTCGAATAATTCTTTTACCACATCTGCCCGCCGACATGCGCGGGCATGGAGAGCTATTGCCATGATCATCGATGACGTGATGACCGACAAAATCACGCTCCACGGCCTGGGCTTCGTACAGGTCCAGTTGCAGGGCGACCAGCGCCTGCATGTGTGGCACCCAGAACTGCCACGCCGCTCCTGCTTCGAGCATTCGGCAATCCACGACCACCGCTTCAACTTCGTATCGCGGATCTTGGTCGGGAAACAGGTCAACCACTGCTACGACATGCGCCGCCTGAATGATGGTGAGTTCGTTCTCTATCTACACGAGGGCGCGCGGCAGGCCGGCGGCGGTAGGACGTGGGCACCAGACGGCAGGGCCGACATGTTGCACCACTCGACATGCACCATTGCCGCGGGCGATGTGTACACGACCAGGGCCTACGAGTACCACCGGACCGAGCCGGGGGGTGATGGCCGCGTGGCCACAATCATGCAGAAGCGCGGCGAGTATCCCGCCGGCGCCCACTCTACCTGCCGCTGGGGAATCCAGCCGGACACGGACTTCGACCGTTTCCAGTGGCCAGCCGCCCGACTCTGGGAGGTAGTACGCGACGTGCTGCTCGCCTAACCACCAGCCTGCCGCCACCGGCGGCGTGGAGACCAACCCATGGAAACCAACGAATCCGGCGACGTCGACAAGGTCACCGAAAAGCTGATGGCCGAGCTTATCGGCTGCTCAAAACGCTCCCTGGAACATCGACGCTTGGACGGGAAGATTCCCGAGGGCGTCTGGATGAAGCATGGCGGCCGAATCATCTATAGCAAGAAGAGGTATGACGAATGGCTGGAAAGCCAATGGGTTTACCCGGCGGGGTCGAGATCTTCCGCAACGCCCTCCGGATTCGTTTCACATGGGACGGTATCCGTCGATGCGAAACGCTGCCCTATCCCCCGACACAAAAAGGCATCAAGGCTGCATCCAACCTTCGCGATCAGGTAACCAGCCTCAACAAGCTCGGCCTTCTGGACCAAGAGAAGTACGCTGAGCTCTTCCCTGGCTCGCAGACCGTGGTGGGAGGAAAGCCGACTTTCGGCGAGTACGCCCAGCTCTGGCTGGATAGTCGAGAAATCACGCAGGGCACCCATAACAATTACAAGAGCGCCCTCAACCTCTACTGGATCCCCCGCCTGGCGCTGGTCCGCGTCGACCTGATCACCACCACGCTGTTACGACGGGTCATCACGGAAACAGAGTGGACCTCGGCCAACGTGAAACGCAACGCTATCACTAGGTTGTCGACGATCCTGTCCGCTGCCACCCGAGAGGGTCTGCTGGCCAAGAATCCTGCCGAACTGATCGAGCTTCCAAAGCGTTCGAGGAAAGAGATCGACCCGTTCACCTTGGCCGAAGCCAACACCATCATCAGAAAACTGTATGAACACAAGCATTGGCCGAGCCTGATTTACGCGGCACTGTTCGAGTTCATGTTCTTCACTGGGTTGCGCCTGTCGGAAGCACTGGCGGTCCGCTGGGATGTGATCGACATGACCAAGCGGACGGTGCATGTCAGGAGGACGGTCGCCCTGGGTGAGGTTGAGGAGCGGACGAAAACCGGCAGGGATCGCTTCGTGCTGCTGAACGATCGGGCCTTGCGGGCTATCCAGTTCGCCAGGCTGTACGCAGAGCGCCGCAAGGATGGCAAGGGAGCGGTGACAACCACGCCGTTCGTATTCCCGCCGTCCAAGAGCGCCGAATATGTGAAGCAGACCTCTGACCTGCACAAGCAGTGGGTGCCGGTACTGCGTGAGCTGGGTATTCGCCGTCGCCCCCCGTACAACTGCCGGCATACCTATGCGACAATATGCTTAATGTCCGGGCTCAATCCCGCATTTATCGCCCAACAGCTGGGTCACAGCGTTCAAATGCTGCTGTCGACTTATGCCCGTTGGCTCAACTCAAGCTCCGACTGGAGCGAGCTGGAAAAACTCAAAATTGGTATCAATTCGGTATCAGATTGA